AACCATGGCCGCCACGTGTTGAGTGTGAACACGTTTTCAGATGCGCTTATTCCAATCTGCGATGTAAGCCAACTGCGCTTTTAATTCTGCCTCGTTATCCATCTTATACTTCATGCGAATACGCTGTCTTAACGAAGTCTCCTCACGATTAAAGTAACACTTTGCACTTGCTTTCGCCTTACGTATGCTTGCATCGGATAAGCATGAAACAATGTCGTCCTCTTTAACAAGCTCGGAAGTCCAACTATCTTTGTTTGCCCAAACGAAACCCAACATATTTCCATGTACTTTATCTATCATACCCTCATGGCCATCAACAACGACCCACGCACCTACGAGATGCTCCAACTCTGGGTTATCTTTTACCTTTGTTGTTGTGATTGTACCACTTTGCAAACCCAACATTTCTAACTCTGCACTTGATAAATTTCTTGTTTCCATAACTTGTTTTAATTATTTGTTTACCTTTTTTGCATTTTCAATGAACATCTTTTCAAGCTGCTCAACGTTCTTGATATCTTTCGCATCGTAGTACGACAATGCAACATCATATTTGAATTTTTTCTCGTCGAGATATTTTCTTAGTTCGTATCCGCCTAACGATTTACCCATGCCGTTCCAATCGCACATCTCACGATATCGGAAACCAAAACGTCTATTCCATGACGCACTTAGCAATGGGAACGCAAGTTTTAAAACGTCTATGTGCTGACCTGCATCTTTTAGTTTTACAACAAAGCCACATTCTGAACTACCCGTTTCAGCAACATTGCTTGCGTATAGCTGAACCCTGTAACCTTTCCTTTCCAACGACATGATAGCACTCACGACACGTGCGCTAACCTTTGCTATCTGTTCAACGCTTGCTTCGTAACGTGTGTTGCATCCATACACGACCGTTAGCACTTTCTTAGCAACTTTCGTCTCCTCTACCCAAAGCATATTGTTTGGAACGCCAGCCAAGAAATTTGGCACATGAGGAGCAAACCCCGCAACACGTGTTACTATGCGCTTCTTAACACCCGCGGATGCCATCTGGATGTCGAGTCTTTCCGTACCCTTCAACTTCTTTGCCAATTCGTTGTCACCTTTCAATATTCTTGCTTTCGCCTCGTCGTATGTTGCCGAACCATACCACTCTGGGTCGTAGGTTGCGTTACTTCCGCTGCGACCACTAATTGTATCTAAGTGGCGTACCATCGCATCTATCGAATTGTACACCGTAAAGCTATTCCCGTTCATTGCTTTCTTATTTTAATGTTAGTAAGGAAGAGGCGTGGTTACCACACCTCCTCGTTCTTCATCGTTTCGATGCACTTCTTCATCGCCTTTGCCCAGCGATTACTCTTGTCCTGCAAATACTCGTACAGGTTGACTGCATCATCGATTTCTTTCTCCTGTAAAACACTACCACGCAACAACCACTCGTCGTCGCCCTCCGAAGCCAACTGTAACGTTGCCAAATCCGTTGCTTGACGATAACTGAACAACTGGCTAATACCTGTTGTACGTGCCGCACGTCTAAGGTCTGCGCCAAAGTTAACGATTTCCTCGTCACCGCCTGTGATAGCTAACATCACGTCACGTGAATAGGTCATCTGCACAAGGAAGAATCGATTCTTGAACGACGTGTCCTGCATCTGTCGTGCGGTGTACTCCATCGTTGCACCAGTCATCCTTGTGTTACCTGCTGCGATAACCCTAAAATTCTTGTGAGCCTCGATATTTCCAATCACAGGGAAATCGAATCTCTTATTCGCAATAGCATTATTAAGCACCACAAGAGCCTCTGGTGCGCTTGCATCCACCTCGTCGAGGAAGAACACACCACCCTTACTAAACGCACGATAGAACGCCGTTTCCACGAACTCGCCCTTTGCATCGCCATAGCCCTTCAACTCGTGGGGCGAACATTGCCTGCGAGGTTTCGTAATAATCATAACCCATTGCATCTGCAATCTGCTTTGCGGTGTATGACTTGCCGCATCCCGCAGGCCCATACATATAGATTGGCTTACCCGACTCCATGAGATTACACAATCTCACAAAATCCTTACATACACTACCTTCGACCTTATTCACGCCACGAGGTGTAACAACCTCGATAACCTTTGGTTGACGGCCATTTTCTTGCCATGCCTTCATACGTTTGTCGACGATTTCGCAAACATTCTCCTCGCTAACCTGTGCCTGTGGGCGTATTACGTTCGCCAACTTTTCTGCAGCTGCAAATATGTCTGCACCCATCGCACCATACTTCTCCTGAAGCTCTTTCAATAGCGGTTCTGTTGCCAATCCTACGTTATTTCGAATCGCCATCTCTTTTGCGCAATACGCCACCTCCTCGTTCGCCTCGGCTGACTGTGTTGAGTGTGAACAAGCCACCTCCTCGACTGGCTGTGCGACCTCGACCTCGTGCTTTGGTGCTTTCTGTGTGCGACCTTTGCGTTCCTTTGGTTCATCAATAAGCACCCACCCGTCTGCGATGGTCAAGTACGTACCATCCGAAACATGTTCGTCCAAAACGAGACACTTGTTTCTATTGAAAAACTTTGTGCCGCAACCTTTGCCACGCACCTGAAAGAATATGCGACCGTCATTCATGCGAATGTTAGACACGTTCATTACCTCACCCGTTGTACTGTTTCTAAACCTCATAATTGTAATGTTTTAAATGTTTGTACTTATGTTTCTTTTAATATCCCTATATATACACCACGCCCCACACAATAGAACGGGAGCGCAGGTTATAAACAAAATTGTATTCATGCTTTTTCTAACAGCTCTCGCAACGTGACACACTTAAATACTCTCGGCTCGTATGCGTACTGTCAGTTTACTCGGACGGAATCTTACCGCACAACAGAGCCTACTTTGTGCAATTATTGCCTATGGTCGTGCCGCTCTTACTTTGCAGCCTCCTTCAGCGCGTTTGCCTGAGAAATACAAGCGAACAGCTTATTTGCCGACCATGAAGACACCGTACGGAGTACTGGCACAATAACGGGCGTTGCACCATCCGACTCGAAGACCTTATTTCCGTCCTCATCCTTCTTTTGAGCCCAACCCCAAATACCGAGACGCTGTTCCTCCTTCTTGTTCTTACCACGACCCGTCGTTACTGTTTTAAACTGTGCTTCGTTCATCTTCTTAAAGAAGTCTGCGGGGGTAAAACGGCCATCCGTTGGGAGGCCGAGCGACTTAAATACCTCCTCATAACCCGCCTTCATGTACTGCTTGCGCTGAATATCTTTCAGCACTGAAGACAAAGAGTTAAACTCCTTATTACCATTACGGAGTTGTTTGTTTACTGACTTAATACTCTCGTTTGCTACATTGATAAAATTAAAGTTTGTCATAATCGTAAATTTTTAAGTTAACAAATAATTTTGGTCTATGTACCAATTTCATTTTGCAAAGTCGGAATCTTACCGAAATACATAGATAAACGAGAGAATTGTTTCACGTGAAACGTTTTTGTGAGGTGTTTCCCGTACGGCCTTCATGTTATTAATCGGGAACGATATTCAAACAGTCGAGCGGATGATATAAACCACAACAAAAAACACAAATAAATTTGTGCCCGTTTCGGTTAATTTGTTGTTATCATAGCAACAAAAACGTAAAACGCAAAAACAATTTAAATGTATTTTTTTATACGCCGGACTATTGCTAAAGTACCATGTACTCCAATTTAGTTTACTCCAAAGGTTTTATTTGATTTGTACTTTGCGGCTGCCTCCTCCGTTCCTTTTACGCTCGACAAATAACATACAACAAACAAACATTTTTTGTTATCTATCCTCAGCGGGTTTTACTTTGGTTTAGGTCTTCTTTGCCGGATTGCAAAGTGCCGTTTTTCCTATCATCACGCAAATTTGCGCTACCTGCCTTCTGCCTTTTAGCCTCAGTTAACTATTTTGTTAACTTAATACTCCTTTCGGCTGCAAAGGTTTATAACCTTTCGTCCCGTATGCCCTCATCAGCTTTTAGCTATACATAAACCCGTTATGTTATGCCGTTCACCTTCGGGAGAGTAGTGTGGTCTACCCGTCGACTGTTTCGCTGTCTGTTTTACTCAGCGGGGCGGATATGCTTTCGCTTTTTTGTACGGATATCCCCGATCCCGTATCCCTGAGGCATTTCACCTTTGGGCTGTCCTCCATGTTTGTGTATCGTTTTAAAATCTGCCGCAAAGATAGGGCTATTTTAAATAAGCTCCAAAGGATATACAATATTTTTTTTGATATACATATTTATTTAACGTCTATTAGTACAAAGTATTTAAAATGAATTGTTTTTATATTATTTTAAGAATAAAAATACATAAATACGTATTATTATGCAAATATTATTATAAGTTGTTGAATATCAATTAATTACGTAATTGTTAAAAAAATTAATAATCAATTAGTTACAAAGATTAATATATCAATATAACTTTAATAATACACCATTTATAAATAATAAATATATAGTATATATATAATATATTATAGTAAGTTAGTATATATTATAATAGTTAGTATATTTTAGTAAGTAAATATAATAATAGTAAGTAAGTAGTATATTTTAATGTATAGCAAAATAAGATAGTAAGTATATTTAATGATAGTATATTTATAGTAGATAGTAAGATAGTAATAATATTAATATAGTAATAGTATAAATATATGTATTATAATATTTATTGTAATATTGTAATATTATTGTGTAATATAGTAATAAATAGAATTGTAATATTATGCAAAGACACACAAAAACAGAAACAGGATTAAATAAAAGATATAACAGAAAAGCGTAATTTATTGATTTATAGGTAGTTAAAAGCAAAAATATTTTTCTATAATGTTCGTTTTACATAAATATTTTATTTAATTTTTCTTTGTAAATTATTGATTTTCAGCCAGTTAGTCGACGTTCATTTATTGAAGCATAGGGGGGGGTGGTGTAGCCCAGCCACAAAGGTATGGTGCCAACAATCTATTTTAAAAAAAATAAAAAATTCGTTTTCAAAAAAACGAAAAAGGAAAAATTTTCTTGCTTTTTATTGTAGGATTTGATTTTTGGCACTTCTTTTGCGTTCTCTCGCATTCTTTTCTTATTTGTGGTAAGTTATTAAGGTGTGTTCATTTTCGTTGATTCTTCGCAATTTATTTTTGATTAGTGTTTTTCTTTTCACGTGTGCGCATGCGTGTGTACGTGCGTATGCGTGTATGTATATACATATTATAGTATATATTATTAATAGGAATAACAATTAATTGTAAATACTTATTAAAAGTAGTAACTATTATGTTAAATATGTTAATTATTGATTGTTATTTGTGTTTTATTATTATATTTGCCAAAGTTTTACGAAAATATAAAGTATTAACAATCTAAATTTAGTTTTATTTTTATGGATATACAAGGTAAGGTATTACAAGTTTTGCCAGAGCAAAGGTTTAATGGCAAGAATGGTGAGTTGGTAAGAAATTCGTTTGTGATTGAGGTTGCGAATGGCAATTACCCTAAGAGGTTAAAGTTTGATGTGTTGAAGGAGGAGTCTTGGAAAAAGATGGGTGTTCGTGTTGGTGCTAACGTTCAGGTATCTTTTGACATAGAGTCTCGTGAATGGAATGGCAAGTGGTTTACGTCGTTGAATTGTTGGCGTGTTGTTACGTCTAATGGCAATAGTGTTTATTATCCGAACAATAATCAGCAACAAGTCTCGCAAACTGTGCAAGCTGATGTTGTTACGAATGGTGTGCCTTACGTGGAGGCAAGTGCGCAGTCGGATAGCGGTAGCGATGGTTTACCTTTTTGATGTGATGACGTTGTTTGTAAAGCGTGGAATGGAGTTTGAGATAATAGTGTAGGTCTATGAGGTTTGAAAAGGCGAGTAGGACGTTTGGTGATGAAACGGCACGTTACAGGGTTTATGATGTGGAGCAAGGCACGGTTGGTGAGTTTGTTGACTACGTCGTAAGAAAATACCCAAACGAATGGGGTTATTTCTACATTTCGAATTATCCCATGAGGGTGGAGTGTGAGTATCGTTGGGGAAGGGTAGTAACCCCTTTTCCAAGTGATCTTCTTGAGTTGCCTATCACGTCGTCTTTCTACGCTCATGGTGGTTGGGGTATGATGGATTATTTTATCATGCTTGATGAGTGATGGATATGGATGATACTTTGCAAGCTATTTGTCGTGGTTATCTTTCACGTTTGCGTGGTGTTGCCAAACGTCATGGTCTTGGTGTGTGGGTTGACGATATGATAGGAAAGAACGCAAGGGGTGAGTGTAAGGGCACGATGGAGGAGGTTGAGATGCTTTCAAGAATCGTTGATGATGAGAGGCTCGAACGTAAGGATATTCCAAAGCTTTTCGGCACGTCTTATAGAAAGTGCGAATCGATGGGTTATTTTGGCAAGATAAAGCGTTTAAGGCGTGTTGGTATCTATTCAAAGATTAGTGCGTTGTTGTTCAAGGAAAGGGTGAAAGAATGATAAAGGAATCAAAGGTTTGGTCGTTCGACCCTTGTGTCTATCCTTTTGAAATACTCATAACGAAAGATTTTAACGAGGATGAACTCAAGAAGTCTTTCAGCGCAGTAAACATGGATGAAAGTGTTGGTTGTATTACCGACGAGTTTCATGCTGATGACTTTACCACTGCAAGGGTTGGAAACGTTGTAAGGAACAGCAACAATCGTCGCTACATGATTATAATGATGTTCAAGCCAGATGACATAGGTGCCGGCATTTGTGCGCACGAGTCCTTGCATCTTACTAATGCCTACTTGCAATATTTGGGTATTACTCCTTGTCGTGCATACGATGATGAACAATACGCTTATTTCTTGCAATGGGTAACTAACTGTATGTGGTCTGTGCTTGTTGATGAACCACAAAAGATGAAAGGAAAGTTATTAAGGTGATTTTTGTTTTTATATTTGATTCAAATCATGATAAGTGATGTTTTTAATTGTGATTGCGTAGAGTACATGCGTGGGCTTGATGACGATTGTTTTGACTTGGCCATAGCAGATCCTCCCTACTCACACGGTAATAGTGATGCTTTTATCAATGGCGGTCGCTTTCACAAGGGGCGATTTAATCGTTATAGAAAGGTTGATGGCGTAGATATTGACATCGACGAATGGGACAAGACGCCAAGTGACGAGTTCTTTGAGCAGTTGTTTAGGGTTAGCAAGAATCAGGTCATATGGGGTGCAAACTACTTTGACGGAATGCCAGCGACGAGGTGTTTTATAGTATGGAAAAAGCAGATACCAGAGAACTTCTCGATGGCTATGTGCGAATATGCGTGGACTTCTTTCCAAGGAAATGCAAAAGTCGTGGAGTTCTCGCAACTTAGCAAGAAAGGTGACGAAAGGTTTCATCCTACGCAAAAGCCTATTGAGCTATATGGCTGGATATTAAGGAACTTTGCCAAAGAAGGCGATAGGATATTCGACCCGATGATGGGGTCGCAATCGTCACGCATAGCATCGTATAAGATGGGCTTTGATTATTGTGGGTGCGAGGTAGAGCCTTTGTATTTCAACAAGGGGAACGAACGCTTTGAAAAGATGTGCAAGGGTGTGATAAGGCAAGATAATGGGAAAAGTATCGTGGAACAAAGCCTTTTCTTTTAAGTTATCAACAAAATAGTTAATCAAGGTTAAATATTTGTATATATCAAATAATGGTTTTATATTTGCAAAAGGAATAAAGTTTTTTTGCCATATGCGTTGCCTGCTACATTAGACGCTTTGGTAACGATAGAATATTAACGTTAAATCTTGCTTATACGTGGGATATGAAATTGGAGTAGCAGCCAAGAGTAATATCCCACGTTAGGCTTTTAAAAAAACTGCTACAATATATGTTACAAGCGAAAACGGAGAAAGAATTGTCCCACATAGAAAAGCTGTTGGACGATTGGAATGTGCTAACTTATGGTGCTATTACCGACGATGGCGTTCATGTGGATGATTTTGTGCCATTCGAGGTAATGGCGATGATTGTTGATTATTTGCGAACAAGTGACCCACAAAAGGAACTGTTCGAGGAGTGTTGGGTTGCTTATCGCAGAAAGGGCAGCAAGAAAAAAGCTTTCGATTATTGGAAAAAGCTATCCGATAGCGAAAAGTCTCTTGTTATAAAGCATATCGTTCCTTATGTCACAAGTCGTGAATTGCGATTTCAAAAGGATTTTGAGCGTTATTTGCGTGACAAGGTGTTTTTGACCGTTGTTTTCCAAGGAAACAAGATTGTCTACGACCCCATGGCCGGTGTGAGTGATGACTATATGCCAGCTACGGATGGTGCGATCAAGTGGAACGAAACGAACAAGTGCTATATATACATAGGGATGTTCTTTGGGTATATTCCAGATGGATATACTGATGAAAACCGCCCAAAACATGCACGTATCATGCTAAACAATGGTGGTGGCATGTTGGAATGGAATAGTGAAACAAAAAAATGGAATAAAATATAAACAATATATGGAAATTAAAGGTAAGGTACACTGTTTATTTGAACAGTCTGGCACATTTAAAAATGAGTTTATAAAACTGGGCATCCCAGCAGAGGACTACGACATCCAGAACAATTTTGGAGAAACTGACCATGTGATTGATTTGTTTGCCGAGATAGAAACCGCTTATGGGGGGGGGTATTCCGTGTTTGACAGAATTACAAAAGACGATTTGATTATGGCTTTCTTTCCATGTATTAAGTTTTGCTCTGTTATGGAACAAATGCAACATGAAGATTTTTACGATGCGTCACATCTAAAGAATAGGAATTGGGGTACAAAAGAATACCATATACAAAAATGGGCTACACTCCGCAAGTTTTCGCAAGAACGGTTTTATTTTTACGACATTGCGTTGAAACTGACCGCTGTTTGTCAAATTAAAGGGTTAAGAATGATAATGGAAAATCCTTGGCATCCTACTTGTTTTACAAACCATTTTTGGTTTATGAGGGTAACATTAATAGACAACGATAGGACAAGGAGGGGAGATTTTTTTAAAAAACCTACAGCCTATTGGTTTGTAAACTGCAAAAATACTTACGGAGAATCATACCAACAGACTCCAAAGAATATGATTAAAACAATTACCTCTGGTTCAGGCGCAGCAAAGCATAAGAAACGTTTAAAGAAAACTATGACGAAAGAAGAACTGTCGATAAAATTTATAGACCACAAGTCAAGAACAGGAATATGCGATGAAGACAGGTCTATGATTTCACCAGACTATGCCCGCAACTTCATCTGCGATTTCATACTTGGAAAGGAACAAAAGAATACACAATTATCATTGTTTAGTTAAAAATGGATAAAGAAGAAATAAGACGTTGGCACAGCGTTTTCAAACGTGATAATGAATTGTTTGAGATACGCATATTGGGAGATAGAACTTGGAGCGGATATTTTTATGACGTGGAAACTGCAATAAAGGCTCTTGAACCGTTTGATAATGCCAATATATATTATTCAATCAACGAGGTTAAATCAGCTTGCGCAAGCAGAGACCAATTTAATTGTTTTAAACAAGTAAAAGGTACGGCTACAAGTAAACAAGATATAGAACATCGTTGGTGGTTGCCTATTGACGTTGATTGCGAACGTCCAAGCGGAGTTTCATCTACGAACGAAGAAAAGGCAAAGGCGCACAAAAAAGCGCAAGATGTTTTTGTATTCTTACGCAAAAATGGTTTTTGTACACCAGTCGTTTGTGATAGTAGTTCTGGCTATCATATATTATATCCTATTGATATGGATAATACGCAAGAAAGTGAAGATTGTATAAAAGCGTTTCTTGAGATACTTGCAAACAACTTTACGGACGAAAGCGTAAAAATCGACACTGTATTGCATGATGCAAACCGAATATTGCGATTGTCTGGAACTTATGGACGCAAAGGACGCTCAACCGATGAACGCCCACACCGTTTAGCAAAGATTCTATCCGTTCCGAAGGAAATTTCACGAATGGAAATCGAACAAATTTTGGCTTTCAACGAAAAGTACAAAATTAAGGTTGAACAACCAATAAGACGCTTTAATAACAACGGAAATCACGAGGAATTTAATTTGCGAGAGTTTATTCAAAAGTACGGAATACAAGTCGCAAAAGAAGTTCCCATAAGTGGTGGTGGTACAAAGTTTGTTCTCGCGCAATGCCCGTTTGATGAAGGGCATAAAGCCCCTGATTCTGCTTTGTTTGAATTACCAAATGGTGCTATCGCTTTTAAGTGCTATCATAATAGTTGTAGTCAATATGATTGGCGTGCATTTAGGTTGCATTTCGACCCACACGCTTACGATTATGAAAACGAGCCAAGACAGCAATATCACCAACAACAAGCGTTTCATCAAAAGGCATTCGCACCACAAAAAAAGTACGAGATTAAAGAAGAACTACCAGAACTTGGCGAAAAGTGGTTATCAATGTCATCTATACAAAAAGTGGATTTGTCAAAGTTGGAACATTATGCTACTGGCTTTGCCGAACTTGATAAGAACATAATTGGTCTTTACATGTCCGAAGTAACCATATTATCTGGTAGTAATGCAAGTGGTAAATCATCGTGGTTGAATACACTATTACTAAATATAATACAACAAGGAGCAAAGGTTGCGCTATGGTCAGGAGAATTACGTCCAGACATTCTTAAAACGTGGGTGCAAATGGTAGCTGCTGGAAAGAATAATCTTAGGCAATCAACTTATGGTGATGGTAAATACTATGTTCCTAATAATGTAGCAGAACGAATAGACCAATGGTTAGACGGAAAGTTTTTCTTGTATAATAACGATTACGGTGCAAAATGGCAACAAATATTTCACGACATGGAATTGCTCTTAAAAGTTGGTGTTAAGGTTTTCGCACTTGATAATCTATTTTCTCTTGATATTGACATTCTTGATGGTGATAAGAACAGTAAACAACGTGAATTGATTTTACAAATAAAGGACTTTGCGAAAAAGAACCAAGTCCACATTATATTGGTTGCACACCCGAGGAAAGTGACCACATTCCTTAGAAAGAACGACATAAGCGGAACGTCGGATTTACAAAATGCGGTTGATAAAATATTCATAATCCATCGTGTGAACAACGATTTCTTTCGTGCAGGTGCTGAGTTTTTCGGACAAACAACTATACAACGTTTCCAAGGTTTCGGAAATGTCGTTGAAGTGTGTAAAGAAAGACTTTATGGTATCGTTGACTTGATGGTCGGCATGCACTACGAAATAGAAAGTAGGAGGTTTAAAAATACACCAGAGGAAAACGTAAGGTATGGTTGGGAGTATGAACCGCACCAAGTGGAAATGCAATACGATGCATGCCAAGAAGTGCAAAGCAATGGTATGCCTTTTGCTCCTATGGATAGCAACGATGCTCCTTTTTGATAATAATATTGGTTAAAATAGAAAAGATATGGAAAATAAGAAAGTGGAATTTGAGGATATCTTACGTGAGATGAAAGATATCTATGAAATGAAAAACCATGACTATGGAAATAGTTTTGGCGAAACGATACAAGAGTTTGGGTATGTTGTAGCTATTGCACGTATCAACGACAAGATTAAACGCCTAAAGAAAATGGTCAAGGGCGATACGATGTTCGTTAACGAAAGGATGCGTGACAACTTGCTTGATATTGCTAACTATTGCGTTCTTACTATCTTGGAATTGGATAACGAGGACAACACGATGTTAAAAGAATTGGATAAAACATGTTAACTTAAAAGTGAATATTGCCATATGAAAAATTTAAAGAATGAACAAAGGTTAGAAAAGTTGATTGACTGCATGGAGGAAAGTGGCGACACGTTGTTTGCAATCCATGGCCACGATGAGGATGGTGAGGTGTATTTTGGTGGTGACGTGATGCACGTCACTGCTGCGATACATGGAGTATTAAAAAGTGCGTTAAGGGATAACGCCAACGAGGAACAAGTGGCGTTGGGTAACGCAATCATAAACGCAATCTATGCCATGATGCGTGAAAATAGCGACGAAAGCGTAAGACTCTTGGAGATACTTGGCGATTTATACGAAAAGGTGTTCGAAGAGGATGAAGACAAGTTCGAAACGGAAATAAAGGATTACAGTATCTTCGATGATTCTTTTGTGGATGAGTTTTTTGGATATATGGACGGTGTCGTCTCAAATGGGAACAAGATGGATAATAATGAACCCAAAAGAATAAAAAAGAGGGTGCGAAAGATAAATATTTGCTAAATACGTAAAATCGTTTCTATTGCGCTTAAATTCACCTTATTGTTAGCTATACCACATTAGGGTGGATATGCGCTTAGAACGAAAGAAAATGGGTTTAAAACGAATTTATTGATGATTAGTATATCAAATTATAAGGTTTACGATTTAAAAGAAAGCGTAATTGCGTGTAGGAACGCCATGCGTGTGGATTTGCCACAATATAGCGAAAGTGAGTTTCTTGAATCGTTGGAACGTGCAAAACAGCTTGTTAGGCATGGTGGCGGCAGTGGGCATACGAACTTTAGAAAGGGCATACGTGTGTCGTTTGATGTAAAATACCCCAATTACTTTTCGCCAGAGCTACAGCGTTATGGTTTCCTTGATATCGTGTGTTCGTCGTCAAAGATGCACAAGCTATGCACGATGAATATGGATGTGTGTTTCAACAAGTACGTGACGGAGTTGTCAAAGCAGCAGATGAAAGAACTTGTTGCGCAATATAACAACGACAAGACGTATGATAGCTTTATGAGAATGCTAAGTAATTGCCCGCAAGGGATAGAATTGTTTATGCGATGTTCAACGAACTATGAGCAATTGGCTACGATTTATAGACAAAGACGTGGTCATAGACTAAAGGAGGATTGGGGTGCGTTCTGTGATTTCATCGAGTCTTTGCCATATGCGAAAGAACTTATAACATGTAAAGAATAAGACAATGGCTGATTTTCAAGTATTAGGACATATCACAAATATAAAATACCAACAAGAGTGCATCTTGATATACGTTGACGAATACAAGAAAGGCTATCGCAGGGCAAATGGAGAAATCGTCGACGACAAGGTGATAAGTTGGAAATGTATCTTTAGCGGAAATGCAAGCAAGCGTTCGTACATCAACAAGTATTTCAATAGTGGCATGTTGGTGCAAGTGAAAGGCGAGGTGATGCCTTATGCGATGGAGCATGGAAACATGGTGGATGGCTATAGTGTCTTGATACAAACGATAAACGTTGCTTGCTACCCAAGAAAGATGATCAAGGAGGAAAGGAGGATGATTAAGGAGTCGCAAGAGGATAACGACGCAACACCTAACCTTGAGGATTTTAATCGTCCAGATTTCTAATAATGATAAAGTGGATAGACTTTTAAACTACCCACTTTTGTTTTATACCTTTGGTGCATCAAGGGTGTGGAACCTTATCGTGCCCATCATGTAGGACTTGTCGTCACTACGTTGTAGCTTTACCATGGTTGGTTGGTATTCATCCACACACATGCAATGTACATACTTGTTGCCGACATAGGATGATTTGAGCCACACATCGCTATTTGTCATGTAGTTCACAAAGTTATCATGCACGGTTTGCACATCTATTGTACTGTTGGCATATTTCTGTCTTACTATGAACGTTAGTTCTATGTCAACGTTTTCACGTATCACTATAGGGTTGTCGTTCGTATCAAGTGTGGTTATCAAGAAATCCTCCTCTTGCTCGTTCACCCATTGCTCGTGATACACGTTGATGGCTTTTCCTTTCGCCAACATACCATCAAGTTTTAAGACGGCAACTCCATCAAACAACGTCGTTATGTCTTGAAACGTTCCGTTCAACGTATTCTTTACGAAATATCTATTCCTTGAATTGTTCATAACCTTAATTTCTTTCTATAATCGTTTATATTCTTGCAAAGGCAATATTTGCCCTTTGATAATTCGCAATTGTCGCTATATCTATAGACAAGGATGCTGCACGTTTCGTCGCTATCGTCAATCGTTACCTTACTTTCATCAAAGACGTACACCTTAACGTTGTTGTAACCCTCGCACACCAAATGAACATCACTTTTATTGCTAACGTAGATGATAGGGCATTTTGTTATAGGAACAATTATCCTTGCATCCTTTGTGAAAGATACGTGCATAACATCTACATCAACCACGATATCATTATCGTAATCATAATCCACATACCATGTGTACTTGTAGCCATTAACCTCATCGCAATCATCCAAGATAAAGCCATTTAAATACGCACCAAACGCATTTTTTACGTAACGCTTAGTAAGTACACCATCATGTAGTTTCGTTGCAATCCAAGGGATTGATTGTTGGCGCATCGCCAAACGGATTAATTGCAACTTATCCTCGTGACAGTTACGTATTTCATCACGATACTCGTTACATAATCCGTTTGTGTATGCGTCTTTAAGAAATTTAAAAAAGTTCTTATCCATATGAATCCTATTTGTTTAAGATACCATTTCAACTTTCACTGCCAAACCACTTGCGCTCGACCATCCCTCCAAGATTCCTTGTATGGCTTGTTGGGTTTGATAGGATGCTTGCAATTGTAATAGCACTTGTCCTAATGTGGCAACATTTACGTCAAGGTCGAAACCAACTAACGTGTCACGTATTTGCATGAGCAAATCACTTTGTAGATACACCTGTTGCGAAACGCCATTCATGTACGCCTCCAAAGTACCTGCCGTATCCTCCGTAATACCTTGGATTCCTGCTTGTAATGCACTAAGTTCGCCTTCGCCATCCTCGATGTTTTGAGATATAATTCCCAAGTTCGCAAGGTTGCCATAGAAAGCACCCAAGGCATTATTTATCTTAACACCAAGTTCACCACTCAATGTTGCCAAGGCTTGTAGTTCGCTTGTGGTTAAGTCTACACCTCCCATTGACGACTCGCTTGTGTATTTATCAACGGAATCGTATAGTGGTTGCAACAGGTTGGCAACGATTTTTGATGTTGCGGCTTTCTTTACAAGGTTCAACATCATTTCATCCATCTTCGTCTCTATTGCATCAAGCGTCGTTTCTCCTGCTCTCCATGCCTCAACCCATGCGTCAACAAAACCCTCCGCTGCGTTCTTTACATCACTGCCAAGCAAGTTGTTAACCAAGTCGTCTTTCAAGTCATCAATCTCGCCTCTAAGGTCTTGTATTGTTTCTTGTATTTGCTTGATGGATTCATCATCACGATCTTTCTTGCGCTTGCTTTGTTCAAGAACAAGTTGTCTTTCAAGCTCCGCAAGCTCAGCCTCCTTGTTTGCTATCGCACTTCTACGTGCCGCTGTTTCTGCGCTACCAAGTGATTTCTCTACCGCTCTTTCAAGGTCTTTGTAAGCCATGTTCAATTGCCTTACACTTTCCTTGCTTGCGTTTATTTCACGATTTATCCTACGTGTACGTGCCGCACCATCACCAAAGATGCTCGCTATCGTATCGCCTATGCCTGCAACAGTTTGTATAACACCTGTCGCTGCGCCAACAAAATCACCACCTTGAGCAGATGACACAACCTTGCTTATACCACTGCCAACCTTATTTAAGTCGTCTATCACGGCATCCAAGTTGTTGCCAAGTTCAACACCAAACATTTCGTTCAATGTGTCACGCAATTCGCCTAACGATTGCAAGTTTGTTGCTATTATTTGGAACAATTGTGCTATTTCGTTTGATTGCGTCTTGAATATCATACGCATAGCATCATACTTGGCATTTAAGTTGTCTGCTATTTGCAACTCCTGTTTTAGCTTCTTTAGTTTTTCCTCCTCAATGCCAAGTGTCTTTAAGATCGTTTCAAGACCTGCTTGATTTAGTGGGTCGATATGCTTTCTTTGCTCAAGTTCCTCCTTTAGCTGCGCAACAACTTTTTCTTGTGTGTCGTATTTTCTTTGTGCAACAATAAAGTCATCTTGTGCTTTCTTTCCTTGCGTACCAATTGCCTTTGCGTAGTCCTTTACGTTTTTGATAAGTCCCTTGAATGGGTTTCTATGGATAAGCTCTTGGTCTATCTTTTCGAATTGTTGCGTCACTTGCTTTAATTGCTCTGGGCTCAATGAACCCATCTCGCTCTTTAATTCCTCAAGCTTACTACGTATAGATTCCAAAGTTGCACTTGACGCATATTCAAGGTTTTCGAACATAGCAACATAAAGTCGGGAGTTTTTGAACTCATCAAACTTGGATTGCCCCTTTTCACGTTGTGCGCCTTGTTCAATGGCGTTTAACTTAGCAAGATATTCTGGTCGCTTACGCATTTCCTCTGTATAATAAGCCTCGTTCAATAAGCGCAACTTTTCAAGTCTATCTGCCTCAATCTCTGCTATCTTATCCGAATAATCACCATATTTCTTTACGTAATCATCCATCATCTTTTCCGTGTCCGTGATATTCTTTTTGAACATGTCACGGAACGTTGTCTGCCATTTCACGAGTTCCTTAACAACATCGCTATTAAAGTCCAAACCCATCCACTGATTCTTATCATCTGGCTTTATAACACTACTCATCAAGTCAAAGCCTTTCAAATCAGCGTTCAATGCCATCATGTTCTTTTCCACGACCTCGGTAGCTTTTCCGAAAGCCTCGCCAAATGAACGTGGTAGCGCATCGGTGTCTATTCCAAAGGCTTGTGCGAACATATCACCAAGTTCTGGATTTGCATCAAGTTCTACTGCAAGTTCGTATTCATCCTTTATCTTTGATAGCTCGCTGTTTAAGCCATCTGTGATTTTCTTTGTGTTATACGTCTTTGCGTCGATAACGATTTCACCATATTTAACTTCAAGGTCTTTTATCTCCGCTGGTTTGATGTTCTTTGCCAACTTAGCGGCCTCTAATTGTGCTTTCAACATCGCAAGAATCTTGTTTGGGTCGTCCGTTCCTGCAAATGTCTTTATATTAAACAATGGCAATCCGTTCTTTCCAAGAATTTTGTTAATGTGCGATATGGAGTTTCCAAATTGATTTGTAACCATCGTTAGCGCATCGCCACTTGTAACACCAGCATCGGTTAGTTTCTTGTATTGGCTGCGCACTTTGTCGATAAGCTGCAATTCATCCTTTAATGCTTTTTGAAGTTCGCTTTCCGCCTGTTTTTGTTGTTTTCTTGCCTCTGCGGCATCTTTCTTTTCTTGCTTTTGGTCATGGCCACCTTGTGCCTGTGCAGCAGCACGGTCTTTCTCGGCACTTGCTATTTCCTCCACAACAGACGCATATTCACGTCCGTCCTTCGTGTATTTTGCCCATTCTTTGTTTGCACCACTTTTCTCAAGCTCCTCCTTCCTTTGATTTAATCTATCAATCTTTTGTTTTGCTGCTGCAAGATTTTCATCAGCCTCCTTTAGCGTGTCGTATATGCTCTTACCATTTTCATCACTAATAACCGTGCGAATGAATATCGTCCACTTGTTCGCATCATAAATCCAACTTCTTAGATAGTTGAATGCCTCATCGTAAGACATCTTGTGGTCTTTAGCGTATTTACTAACCATCTTTTCTACCCATGGGTTGAACACTGCTGTCTGGGATTGCAAGCTACGTATTTGTTCATCGGTCATATTCCCAAACATCGCCGTAACCTCACTCTTATGTTGTTCGCTCATCCATTTGGTGAACTCATCCCAATGTACCCGTGACGTGCCATTAAACTTGTCAAATTCTGCGAGTTCCAACGTAAGTGTTGCAATTCTATTTTGTATTTCGAACTTTGCCTCTGAATCCCTTGCGACCATTAAAGCCTCACGTTCGTCTGCAAGTCTTGTTTGCAAAGCTTGCTTTGATGCATCACTACGCTTCTTCTCTATAAGCAATTGGAATTGGAACGCCTCTTCTGGGGTTAAACTACCCTCTAATGCGATTTTCTTTGATATTTCGTCAAATACCGCACCAATTTTGTCTGCGTTTGCACTCCACCCCTTGTTGTCTATGAATTTTAGGATAGATTCATTGAGCGTGTCTATATCCTTTTGCAAAACTTTAAGATGTGGTCTTGCATTATCGATGGCATTGGTTGACGCATTAAATGCCATTGAATAATTACCAAGATTCGCTACAAAAGTTTTCGTGCTTTTTTCTGCTCCATTAATCTCCTTGGAGTAGTCTTTTATATTTTGGAAAAGTCCATCTGGCAACATTCCAAGATTCCACCACGCAGAATATGATTGGGTTACATCAAAAACGGTGTCCCCAACCTCTTTTAACGCAGCATTAACCTCCTTGATGTTTTCAAGCATAACGAAACCACGCCTTGCACGTTCGCTCATATTCTCGATGGTAAGCAAGTTACCAATATATCTTTCGCTCGAATTTGTAGTAAGCTCAATTTGTTCACGTATAGCCTCCCAAATCTTACTTGCCTCGCCTTTTTCAATGTTTTGTGGTGTAACAATGCGTTTTCCGTCCTTATTTTCTTCCTTATACAAGGATTTTCGCATCGTTGCATATTGGTCTAAGAAATTTTCTATATTTTTATAATTGTCGGCAGCACCATCACGAACAGATTTGTTAAACTCGCTCAACGCTTTTCTTGCGTCATACAAAGACATTGCTGCGCTTGCGATACCAATTGCGAGCAAAGACCACCATGTTGTTGGTGATGTTATAATGGTTTTTAGTGATGCGCCAACACTCCTCAAAACCTTTGTTAGACGTGTACCAAGAACCGTTTCTATTGCGATAGCCTTGTTTGTTCCCACGACTGAACCGTAATAGGCAAGTTGTGCAACTTTCGCAAATCCTAATGCAATGGCAACATTTCTTATGGCTTTATCTATGCTTTTCCAATTTGCAAATAAATCACGCAACATTCCAATGCCACCAACAAGAACACCTTGCGTTTCCTTACCCATATCGTTAAGCATGTTATTCCATGCAAGTGTAAGGTTGGCGAGGCGAACTTTTAACGTGTCTGCCATCTTAGCTTGGAAATCAAAGAACTTTCCCCCCTCGTCCGTCATCTTGTAGATAACTTGCATCACATCGTTGTAATCAACAGCTTTTTTCTTAATCCTATCGTAAACATCTGCGTTGCTCACAAGTTTACCTTCAAGCTCTGTGTAATAGTCGGAAAGTTGTTTAACGAGTGGAATACCAGCGTTGGCAAACATACGGTTATCACGTGAATTAAGATAGCCATAAGCTTTAATTTGTCCCAAAGCGTAAGTAAGACGTTCCATTGGCACTCCAACAGCGGCAGCCATATCTGCAAGTCGTCTTGTTGTATCAAGTACGTCATTTGCAGCTATATCATAAGCTACAAGTTGTTTAGCAGCAGCGGAAAGTTCTATCAAAGTATATGGAGAAACCAAAGACATCCTTGATAATTCCTCGAATATCTGCGTACCCCTTTCTGCGCTATTAATCAATATTCCCAAAGCTCTTTCGTTCATTTCGTATTGAGAACGAACATCAATAAGATTGCGAACGAATTGTGTACTTGCACCGACAGTGAAATAGAATGCAAGGCGATTTTTCATGTAGTTCCAAGAACGTGACAAAGCGTTGTTTGAACGTTCCATTTGACTATTCTTTTGCATCAATTCATCGAGCTTTCTTTTAAGCTTGTCGTATTCTGCATTGACTTGGTTTATTTCTTGTCTTTGCTTATCCACGTCAAGACCACTGCGATACATGGATAATTGTTGCATCTTGTACGTTATTTCATCAATGGTACGTGTTGGCAAAAGACGAATCGCATCCCTATCGCTTGCTCGTTCCATTTCCCTACGTGCAGATTGGATAGCTCGTCTAAGAACATCCATATCCGATACCATCTGTCTACCCCAAGGCGATTTTCTTTCAATTGTTGTCATCGCCTCGTAGGTTTGTTTGTATTGATTTAATGCAGCGGTTAGTGTCTTAATGGATGATGTTTGTTCATCCCACTTAACTGCTTGCAAGGAATTACCAAGCTTTGAGCGCATAATGCGTTCAATATCCCCTCTTTGGATTTCAAAATCCTTTAACGCTTGTGGCGTTTGATATTTCTTTCTTTTGCTAAGTTCTTGCGTTATTTGTTTTTCCCCATCCAATTGTTTGTTGACACCTTGCGCAATTCTTTGATAATCTGCCTCCTCTTGCCTTAAAACAGCATCTATCTGTTGCTCGATACTCAAGCCTTTCGCACGTGCATCATTCTCTGCATAAATAAACGATGAGTCTAACCTTGAGTTTGGAACACGCCATGCGGTCATTCCATTTCTAAGGCTTGCACGTGCCATTTGTGCCATTTCCTTTGCGATTTGCGCACGTTCCTTTGCCTCCCTCGCTGCCTCACGTTCCGCTTGTGATTGCATCTGTGTGGCTTGCGCTTGTTGTTGGGCAGCTTGCGTGGCTTGTTGTTGCACTTGTGTATGTTGTTGTTGGGTTGCCACCTCTTCTTTCATCATGTTTGAAATTCTATGGTGTTCTGCATACATCGATGCGAGTGCAATCTTAGAAGTCGCAAATTCGTTACTAACGTTATTTAACCGATTTTGCAATTCGATTTGCGTTTGTGTTTCCCTTTGCAATTCTTTCATTATTTGCGCTGAACGTGTTTGGTTGTTCGACGCATTTGCCTTATTTAATTCATTGTTAAGTTCTTGTATCTTTAATTTCGACGCATTAATTTGCGTGCTTAATTCATTTGTACGCTTTGATATGGCATTGTTTAAAGATGTTTCGAAATCACGTATCAACAAGGAAAGTTGTTTTGCTTGTTGGTTGAAACCACTAAAGAAAGCATAGAAACTATCCCTTGCACTTTTCGCCATGTCGCCCATTCGCATTTCGTTTGGTAGACGTGACACCCTTTGCATGGCTGCTGCTTCTTGGTCTAACGTGGATATTTGTTTCTTACGTGCTTCCACGTTTTCGTTGATAGCTTGTGTTTCCGCATTTTGCGCACGTGTACGTCGTGTTACGCCTCCATCGGAACTACTACCCATGTCAACTTTCATGCCACTAAGTTCTTGTAGTTTCTTTTTCATCTGTTCAATAGATGCATCAAAACCACTTGCCATCTTTTGCGTACCTTGCTCAACGTGCTTAACAAGTGCGTCGATTGAGTTCTTTAATTCTTGGTCGTTTAACGAACCAATGATTATTGTTGCACCACTTGCACCACCACTCTCGTTCACCATATCGTAGTATTTTATTATTTGTTATTTTCTTTCTTTTTATTACTTTTCTTGACGGGTACATCGTACTCCTCCCCTGGTTTCAATTTCGGCATACCGCCAAGCAACCCATCAAGGCTTGATTGCGCCTTTAGTGCTTCGCCATAGTTGTTCCATGCTTTTTTGTCTGCACCTTTAAGATATTTCGTATGCGTGTTATCCACCGCCATAAACTGTATTCTTGCGCAACTTAACCTATACAAGTAATCATCCAAAGTGTATTGTGGGAAAGCCCTTATGAAGTCTGCTGCGTCCGCAATGATAGTGCTTCCATAAATTGTGATGCTATCTCCTGCGACTTCTTCTTCCGCATCAGAAGTGAATCCGTAGCCATACTCACCGATTTTTTGAGTAAAAAAAAAGCAGACAAATCAATAGATTTTATAGCACCAAGAATGATAGCCGCCCATTCGTTAGGCTCAAACGTGCTATTCATCACTTTCATCTTCATCTTGTTTATCAACCTTTCATTCCTCATTGTTGCCTCCTCGTTGTCGCCAACACCATCTGGTGTGAACAAATGGTTACAAAGTATGATAGCCATCACCTCACACATCGCATCAAGGTCTGTGCATAGTGCCGTAACTATCTTATTATCATCATCTATCATCAACTCATCAGCTTGTTTCATATCCAGACAAAGCTTTGCTATGCGATAGACGCTATAGAAACGCATATCCTTAACCATGTATTCATTTCCACCAAGATGCACAAGCGATGGGTTATCAAGAATGATATCGGTAATCTCACGCTTTATGTCTATAGGAAAATCCACCAACTCTACACTTTCTTGCCCTACTTGTTTTGTATCTTTCTTCTTTGCCATTTCCGTAAACGTTTGTAGTTAATATTGCTTTCATAAACAAGGGGTACGTATATGGGATGAACCCACAACGCACCCCCACGTTCACGAAAACAAAAGAAAATCTTTAGGATTGTTATTCTCCGATAATCTTGTACATATGGTCTTTATTCTGATCATCGGTGTAAACAAGTGATGAAATGGTTACCGCATAGTTCAATGCGCCATCCTCATCCTTCTTGATAGTGCCAACGGTAAGACCTTTGTAAATAACCAATGACTTGTTACCACGCTGGAAATCAAGCTTCCACTCATGCTCACTTGTAAAGGCACTTGCAGCACCCTCGTAAGTGTCGGATGAATCGTCGTATGTTCCACCAAAAATAGGAGGAAGCTCTGACAGGTCGTAGTTAGCCAACTCAAAGTTGAATGTAACTGGATTACCATCGTACTGGATATCGAACGGAGCGTCGTAGAACTCTGCCTCAATCTCGGTGCTTTCTGGCTCATCCTGACCAATGGAAAGTCCCTTCAAAACACCCATGAACGGTGTGTAAGAAACACTTGATGCTGAACCAACCGGGCGATAGCCAAGTGCAACTGGTTTCAATGTCGTTTTCTTTGCCATAATCTAAATTATATTAAAGGTTTATAAATTATTTACTTAATCAATATTTTTATCTATGTTAACGATAAAGGATTTTACGAATGTGTAATAGAGGTTGTTTGCGTTACTTGACCTTACATCATCCATCGAAAGAACGCTATCTTTTTGGATGTAATAATCACCATCGTTGTTGTTTGATGCGTAATCTATGGCATCGTTGATAGCGTTTTCAATGGCATTGTATTTATCTTGGTCTAACCTGCCACGTGACTTAGGAGGAACGAAAGCCTCGACATAACAACGAACCCAACCATAAGCTTGACAACTAAACTCACTTTCATCGTACAAATCCCCAACACGAATGACAATAAAACCATTCGTTGTATCGGACTTTGACAACTCTTGTGGCTCGTTCATCATATACACATTCTTTGTTACATTGTTGTATAACAAATTGTACAAATAAGTGTATATCCCTATCCTTGATTCGTTAATCATATGCTATTATCGTTGCGTTTCAAATTCTACCCTACATTTTGGCTCAAGAACACCACGAATATGGTCGTAACGTTGGCTTATAACGAAAAACCTATTAGTTCTACTTGCTCCAGCGGCAGGGTCTAAGTACACCGAATAGGGCGCACATGCAGCCCAAACGATAGTCCATCCATTCTCTATCGCACGTGTGGCCTTGAACTTGGTAAGAAACTCTTGTGCCAAACGACGTCCGTTGACTGGTACTTGGTTTACTTTCTTTCCCCACTCATGTAGTATTGATTCCCCATGTGCCATCTTTCCACCTACAAAGCCACGCCCACGTTCTTTCTTGTTGTAGTAAACAGCCCAAACGTAGCTATCGACAAGGTTGAAAGTTCTGCTATTAAAATCACGTGACACAATCATTTCGTAAAGCTCATTTTTTGCGTAGTCGCAAAGACGCTTGGTTTGCTCGTTAACAACAAATCTAAGCATACGCTTATACATTGTTTGCTTTTGAAACAAAACCTTTGTCTTTTTAACCATAGCAACTACCAACTATTACGTGCGCAATAAATACTAACACCACCTATTTGCGATGGCTCTGCGTTATCTACCGTCAAGTCAAACGTTTCACCATAACGTGTGATTGTAACCTTATCGCCCTTTCTTGGGATGACAGTGTTGCTTGTAATTGGAATCGATATGATATAGCTTGATGTTTGCATCGTGCGCCCCTCTTCGTCTGTCGTCATATGCTCATCCATCACGCCATTGTAGATAATCATTTCTTGATCATCCTCGTTACCCTCTCCTACAACAACACGTGTAATTGTTCCATTGTATGGGTATTCTAAGATTTCATCGTACATCATAGCCTATCAACGTCAACTATTGGAATGAACCTAATCTTTCGCTTTGCAGCAAGTTCCTCTAACGTATCGCCTCTATCGTCATCGTACCTGTTGTATATACGAATGGCATATTTGATTTTTTCGTCTTGGTAAAAGTCCTGTTCTTGGCCAATGGATTTTTGATACCCATTGTGCGACTGACTTAACGATGCGGTATTAGAAGGACTAAGCAACACCGCCGTAAAGATAATATCCGCCGTCATCAATTCCCTTTGGCGTTTCGACACACTATACACGTCAACATCGGGGTCGCAATCCCTATCCAACGCTATCTTTTGAAACGTTACCGTATCAAATGTATATCTCGTTGATGCTTTAAGCCATTCTAATACCGTCATCTTCCAACAAACTAATTAATCATAACCCCAATCTATACCAACATGAACAAATCCTTTACGCAATTATTTAATTGGTTCTTGTGATATCAACAACTACGTGATAAGGAGCCTCGTCAAGAACGGTTGCGTAGCGACCAAGAACATCGGTGTGGTAAGACTTCAACATGCCATTAGGAACAACCTTGTTGATAACATAAAGGAAGCCCTGAGCCTTGGCGATAGAGAAATCAATACCCTTATTCACCTCGCCACTCTGCATCAACTGAACATCGGCAGTCTTTGCGTGTACAATAACACCAGCGTAGCCAAGAGGACGAAGAACAACAACGTTAGGATTCCATCCCTTAACGGTATGGTAGGTAGTGATACCCTGAACCGTCTGCTGCTCCCTAACGATTCTAATTGGTGAAATCTTAGAAATTGGTGAACGGCTATAAGCAACCAACTGCTCGTATGTAATGCTACTTACATTGGTGTTTGATTGGCCATTCTGTACGATAATCACCTTATCGGGTGCGTAAAGTGCGATATAGCGATTAACCTCTGCGATGAATGCCGAGTTCTTCAAAAGCACGTTTACGACGGTGTCCCATGGGATATCCCACTCAAATGGTGTGCCATCTGGAATAGCGTTAGTCTCCTTAAAGTCCTCCTCAATCTTGCGCATCTGCTCTGGGATGTCTGCATTTGCTGCAGTCCAAACAGCATTGAGTGCATGCTTAAAGTTGGCTGCAGGGATGTAAGAGCCCTGACTTGTAATAACACCGCTAAAGCCCTGTGTGGTAGCAGTACCACCTGCAACATTTGTTAAAGAAATCGTATTACCATACTGACCGCCACGAGAAAGTGTCTGTGCAGCCATGTTAGATACGGTAAGGTTGTGTGACTTAATCAAATCTGCAACGCCACGAACGAAACCAACAACAAGGTTTTGGTCTGCACCAAGCTCCTGTAACTTTGCCTCCAAAGCCAACTTTGACATTGATGTTTCGAACAAGCCCTTACCATACTGATAGATGGAACCAGTTTTCTCCTCGAAACCCTCGGCATCAAGCTGCATTGTCTCAGAAAGCGGAGCCATAGCGTCTGCCATAGGAACGGTTCGGTTAATCTTCTGACGAACAGTCCAAGCTGGATTCTTTTTCAAATCAGCCATGTCGATATCATATTCGTTACCCTCGACACGGAAATGCTCCTGCCAGAAGAAACTATTCTCTTCAATCTCGATAGTGGTGTCAATCAACTCCTGCAAGAAGCCCTGATTTACACCATCAATAAAACCACGCTGATACAACTTTTCAATTGCCTCATCGGGGGTAAAATGGAATTTTAATGCGTTTGCCATATAATGTTCCCTCCTTTCAAATTAAATCCAGAAAATACCATCAATGTAAGAACGGTTCTTCGCAAGAACATAAGTTGGAAGCGGTTGCATACGTGCAATCCAAGCTTGCTTGTTGTAAACCGTGCTAATAGAATAGTTTGCGTTATCGAAGCCATAACCATCGGTTGGAAGTAAGTCCCTATCTGCCTCAATGAATGTATTTGGGTTAGGAACAAGAACTGTTGCACTTGAAGATGCTGCTGTTCCGCTTGCCTCGACAAGAATATCACCAACACTAAGTGTAAGTGCTGTGTCAACGGTCACTTCAAACACTTCGTTTGTTTCATCGTATTCGACAGCGGTTACTTTTGCAGACTGTCCCGTTCCATTTGCAGCACTTGGTGCTTTCATGATAAGCATCCCAACCTCTGGTACATCGCTATACCCGTCACCTGCAATCACGATGGACGTACTTGCGCTTGCAGCAGATGAAGTCTTAAACGAACGGAAGATTAGACAGCCATTACCAGGCGTGTACTGCACCAATTGTGCTGCCCACAAGTGGCCAAATCCCTTGTTCGGGTTTAAGATAGTGCCGCCAAGCAGTACGTTACCACGCATCTCGCCATTGCTATCCTTTACCCAAACCCACTTTCCACCACGAACCTTGCGTGATGTTTCGTAGAAATAAGCTAAGTTTGTTACCTGCATTTTTAAAAATTTTTAATAATTAAACAACTTTCACTTTTGGTAATGAATCAAGGAACTCTCTATCAGTCTTTTGCGTTTGTTTTGGCGCAAGCGGCTTGATATCACCAATGGAATCCATGAAGATTTCTTGGAAACGCTCCACCATTGCCTTTGCCTGTTCCTTGTCGTCCTTATCAAGCACAACGTCAATACCCTTTGCAAATGTTTCAAAACTCTTGTGCAGGTTTTGGCGTATGCCTTTCTTGGCAATATTCAAGATATTTTCGAAACGCTCTTTCTTTGCCTCGTCGTTCTTGAACTTTTTCAATTCGTCCAACTGCTCTTGTATTTCCTTTGGAATCACAAGCTTCTTTCGTTCTGTTTCGTTTGCCAAGTTTTTTATTCAATTCCTCAATCTGCGACAAGTATTCGTTCTCTTTTTCCTCGAAAGCCTTTTGCTTTGATGTTACGCCCTTTGATGTTGCACTAAAAGCCGTGTTAAGGTTAAAATGCAAATCCTCAAGCATCGATTCATCGTTCGCATCCGTTTCTTGGTATTTCTTCGAAAAGAAATCAGAAAACTTTTCCTTAAATTCGTCTGTGAGGGTTTCGTTTGTGTAGCCTTTCTCGCTACAATACTCGTTTGCTTTCTGCAAAACTTCTTCTTTTGTCATAATAGTTTTCTCCTATTTTTTAACGTGAATAAAAATTTCACTTGCAAATTTATGAAACAACAAAAATGTTAAAAATGCAACATGTTGAAAAGTTAATGCAAAAACAAACGAAACACAACAACTTACTTACATAATAAAAATACGTGCGTGTTGTTTTAGATAATTTTGCACGTTAGAAAAGTGTGTATTCATGGCAAGGAAAAGAAACGATATTGTTTTGTCGCCTTTAGAGGATGGAAATCAAAAGTTTGCCATCCGTTCCAATGCCGATATTGTCTGTTTTACTGGCAATACTGGTGGTGGCAAATCATATGCACTTTACTATGCACCAATGGAATACCTTGCAATGAACGACAACGCAAAGATTGTTTGTTTCATGCGTAACGTAAGTGACTTTTGGGGCGCAGGAAAAGTAAATGACACACTAAAAAAGATGTACCCATTGATTGACAGGTCGGTAAAAAAACAGCCACACGACCCAATAGGCGAGATTATTCGCAACCAAACGGATATGGGTATGAAGCTATATAATGGCAGCGAGATAAAGTTTCAGCAATTGGATAACGAGAACCCTATAGTTATCGATAAAATAGCAAAGGGTTTGCAAGCAAAAAAACTTATCTTTGACGAGTGCAACAAGTTTGACTGGCGAACCATAACGGCATTCATGCCACGTTTGCGTAGTGATTCAAGTGGTAAGGCACAGCTATACTTGGCACAGAACCCGGAAAGGGAGTGTTTCTTGCGTAAGCTTTGTGGCAAGGGCGAACATGGAGGTGGTTGGATAAACGACGATGGTACGGTGGATAAGTCCATGGATGGCGTCGTGATGTATTTCAATATGCAAGAGGGTGACATAGATAAAACATACTTTGGACGAACAAAGAAAGAGGTGTACGAAAAGTGCAAGGAGCATATCGATTCCTTGATTTCCTTAGACCCCGATATGACATACGAGGATTTCATTCTTTCGATGGTGTTCTATACGTTTGATGTGAGGGACAACAAGAAAATGCTTGCAAAGAACAAGTCTTATCGTGGTTTGGCAGCTAATTCATCTACAGCACTTTCATCCTTTAATGCAAATTGGAACTATTCGATTATGGATGACGAGGAAAGTGTTGAGGATTACTCGAACGTACAACTAACCCAATTGGATGTGGAAAGGATGTTTAGACCTTGCGACATGCCACATGATAGCGTTATTGAGAAACGATTCATGACGATGGATATGGCATCCACTGGTTTCGACAATCTTATCTTGATGTATTGGGAAAAATGGTCTAAGGTAGGTTTCGTGTGTCGTGATATAAAATATAGCATGCACAACACTAATCGTGAGGCTGTCATCATGGCTATACAGTTCCGTGACAAACACAACTTGCAAGAGCGTGACATGATTCTTGATGTGCAAGGATTTGGCTTCTTGAGGGATTGTTTCCCAAGGGCGCAGCAGTTTAGTGGCGCAGGCACGCCATCGAACCGTGGAAAGACGCAATTTAAAACAATGAAAGACGAGGCTGGTCACGTTGCTCTTGAAATGATGCAAAGTGGTTTGATACACTTTGAACCAAAGCTTGCAACGATGCACTACGACCACAAGAACATGCGTCGAATGGGTGGAACATCAATACTAAAGCACATGTTGTTTGAAAGTAGGATTTTCCAATTCTACAAAACGCCAAACGGACGTATAGCCATGATGTCAAAAGATCAAATGAAAACGATGTTGAAAGGCATGTCACCAGACCTTATGGATAATGTTATCTTGGCTTGTGGAGGTATGGTGTACGATTGCCATCGAATGTTGCGTGAGGATGCAGGTGTTTCAAGAAAGAACATGGAGGCAAGCGACATGTTGGCATTTTTGAACGTCAATGGTGAGCAACCCGTAGACACAAGAATACATCGTGTAAGAAAGATACGTAATGCAAATGATATATTGTATAAACTTAGTAACATATAAAGATGATAAGAATAAAGGACATAAATTGGTATCTTAGCGACCCTACAAGACTTTTGCAAATGAAGCCTTTTACTCGTGGTGGGCACATGAACGGTCATGGGTATGAGATGCAAGAGGTTTTAAACAACACAACTATAGAAACTGGTTTTGCCAACTTAACCCTCAACCCTATATCACAAGATACCTACATAACGGAATACAGACCAGACTTACATCATATTATTCTTAACAAAACCATCCCGCACATCAAAGTATGTTTTGACGGGTGTGAGATGCCGACGGGTATGATTGAGCTCACGCAAACCGCATCGTTCCAAAAGCTTATCCACTCTGCGCACGTTCGCAACATGACAGCGAACCCAATAGAGTTTAATCTTTGCAACGAAAAGCCAGACGACAACGAAGGGAGCATGTTCAGCGTGATTAAGCAAGAATGGCTTTGGCGTGAACGTGAATGGAATAAGTATCAAGCTATAAACACGTGTAAGCAATTGGGTAATTGTGGCGTGTTGTTTAGCTTTGACAAAGATACGCAAAGGTACATGGTGACGAACTATAGTTACGAGGATGGTTATCAAATTATCCCAAACTATGATGAGTATGGTATTGAGATAGCACGTTCATTAGCGTACCAAGTAGATGACAAAATTGTTATAGATACGTATGATGCAACAACGCATTATCGTTGCACACAAGATGTTAATGGATGGGACATTCAAAGCGAAAAGCATGGTTTTAGCCGTTGCCCCTTGCTGCATAACCGTGGTAAGGTTGCTTGGGAATATGCCGAGACATCAATAGAGATGTGGGAATTGATGACAAATATCGGTGCTATAGCATTAAAACGTTTCGGTACGTTTGCTCTTGCCTTTTGGGGTGAAATGGACACGGATTCTTTTAAACGTGATTCAAGTACACTTATTATTAATCTTTCAAGCGATACGACAAACGGAAGACAAGATGCAAAGGTGTTGGATTTTCCAGAGCCGAAAACTATGGACTCGTATTTAAAAACGTTGGAGGAAAAAATATCCTTGTTCTCTTCCACGTCTTTCATCACGCCAAAGGATATCACCACATCTAATAGTGGAGGTAATGGTATTGCGCTTTCCATGTCAAACGACTATTCGTTGGCGGTACAGTCATCCATCGCATGGCAACGTTTTGTTAACGATATGGTTTACCTACATCAAGAGGGATTGGACTTGGAAAACAACGGGATGACAAACTATGCGCAAGTACGCATTGGTGCAAGGATCATTCCATGGTCTCTTGAAACAAATAATACCAAGTTGATAAACCTTAGTATGGAGGCTGCTTACCTATCAACGCAAACCATCGTTGAAAGATGCCCAGATGCAGCACCCGACGAGGTTGATAGAATCATCGCAGAACGTGGTGCATTGATTAGCCGTAACGACACAACGATAGAAGACAATGCGTCAAAAGCTGCAACCATGGCAATGAATAGAAATGATATTGTACGAGATAACGAGGATAAGATAAATATTGAACCTGCGCAAATAAATCCTTGAAACGTTTGGTAATTTCTTGAATATTAATTATATTTGCAAGCAAAAGGGGGACACAAGATATGTTAGGTAGAAATATAGCATTTCCAATACTAAACGAAGATGGCACATCGTTCAATGGGCTTGTACTACACAAGGCTACTGTAGATAGTGTTGTTATGTCCCTTGGCGATAAGATTACTGGTGACGTTTATTACAAAGACAACACTTTGCGTGTTACGATGCACGAATACATTGAATACAAGCAAAATGTTGACGATGAAAACGAAGAGCCAGTAAAGTACATCCTTGTTAGTCCACCTACCATTGTTCGTGAGGGCATGGCAAGTGATAATAGCGAACTAAAGGGAATGACGAAATACTCTTTCGAGTTTTATCATCCTATGTGTCAATTGTCAAACATGCCATTCACTGATATAGCAGTGACAAACAATGAGGAAAAGTACCTTTCGGGAAAAAAGAAGTTTAGTTGGGTAGGTTATCCGAGTGACTTCTTTGAAAAGTTAAACAAGAACTTACAATCAACGGAATGGGTTGTTGTTAAAAGTACACGTTTCCCAAGTGACAAAGAGGCTATGCTAAGTGGCGTTCTTCCGTTTAACGACAATACTATTGCGGATGCGTTAAAAGTGGCTTATGACACGTGGAACGTAGCCTATGTGATAAGTCAAATAAAAAGTGGGGAACAATACTATAGCGATGGAAAACGTTTTATGATAACGTTTGGTTTACCCACAAACGAGATATACGAAAGTGAAAATGACGAGAACAACAACAACCCTTATATATTCAAGATGGGTAAGGGTGTTGGTTTGAAGAACAATTCACGCACGCCAAGAAAGAACAAAATTGTTACAAGGATTGCAGGCTATGGCAGTGAGGATAATATTCCTTATGGCTATCCGCAAATCGTTTGGACGGGGAATCAAGATTGGGACTATACCATAAACAACGATTCTACAAACCCTAATTCATATCCAATATACAAAGGAATAGTTAGTGGTGCTTACGTAAATCTTATTAAGCATCCGTTTACAAGAACGCACTTAATGCCAAGTGTTTACACGGAAACGGTAAACAAAAAGGTTAATCCAAACGCAAGTGGGTACGACCCAACGATTGAAATAAAGGATTACTACGATGCAATAGGTGGCGACTATCCAAACCCTATCAATACGCTTGCGCCAAGCTATGATATACATGAGTTTGAGGACATAAAGCCAGAACTTGAGCAAGAGGCGATTACGGGTGCGCAACCTATCAACGATGATAGAACCATAGCAACCGATTGGGATGATAGTATCAACGATAATGGTGAATACGTACAAGGTTATTTCCAAGTAACCCTACCAACACTTGACTTTGATATCTACGCATGTGCTGCTATCACGCAACAAATGCAAATCAATATGCGTAGTGGCGCATGTATTGGTTGTACCTTTACAGTGCAAGTAGATTGGGATGATTATCGTGAGAATTTCTATACGCAAGAGGGTGAGTTTGCACCATACGGAACGCAACGTGACTACACGAAATATCCTAATAGTAGCACAACAAGTGTAACGCTTATCTTGCAAAAGGACACGCAAACATTTGGTACTTTGATGCCTAATATATACCAAAAGCCAAAGAGTGGTGACGAATTTGTTATATTAGGTATCTCTATGCCTTTGTCGTATATTACGAACGCAGAAACACGTTTGGATAACGCAATGCTATCGTATATGTTGGAAAACAACATTCACTACTACGACTATCCTTTGAAATTTGACGAATATTTCCTTGCTACCCATACGAATATACTTGAACAAATACATCCAAATAGTATTATTCATTTCCAATATGGCAACGAAACATTGGAGTTGTTTGTCAAGCAATTAACCATCAAGTATGGGCAAGGTGTATTACCACAATATGATATAACGTTGACGGATAACGTCGAGGTGGTGCTGAACCAAATCGGGCAAGTTGCCGATAGTGTAGAACACCTTTCTACGTTAATATCAATACTAAGGCAAGGATATAACCAAAACTTTTTCTTTGAATTAGCCAAGAAACTATCAAAGACGGGTGATGATACTGCAAGTGGATTGATAACGTTTTTGCGTGGGTTGACATCGCAAGGTCAGGCAAATCTTCTCGGTGGTGCGCAATTTGATGCAAATGGTGCTTATACCATCAATAGTGATGGCGATGCCATACTTCGTGATATTTTTGCTCGCTTTATTGAAGCAACGAAAGTAGACGCAGGAACGATTAACGCAGAAATACTAAATGCAAAGGCTGCGCACTTTGCACAACTTATCATTGATGAACTAAGAAGTGCAGGAGGTGCTTACTTGCTTAGTGCTGCGGATTGTACGATAGACTACGTAGAGAAACTTAATTCATCCAAGAATGTCATCACAACCGGCACGACCGCTTACTACCGTTGCTACTATAAAGCTAACGATAATGAAAGGGCTATAGCGCAGAAATTTGTCGTTGGCGACCAAGTAATGCACACGACGTATGATGCAGCCGATGTAGTAGATTATTCGAGTGATAACGGTTATTATTGGATGGCGGTGCATGCCGTTTCGCAAGAACCAGTCACGAAAACTTTGCAGGATGGCGAAAGCTATCCATGTCATTGGATAGACCTCGATGCCAACAATAAATCATCTTTAAGCAATACAATACCGCAAGTTGGTGATGATGCAGTCCTTTTAGGTCATCAAGTAGCATCTGGTACAACGCCAACGGATGATGACCTCGCACGTCAATATGCGATATATATCACAGCATATTCAAATAGCTTTGATACGGAAGTGAAGCCACCAGCCATTGTGTTCTACCAAGGCGTTAACGACTTTACGTTGTCGGGCAAGAAACCAAACTATTGGGGACGTGACAAGGTGGTCGTGACTGGACAGTTGTTCTACACATCATCGGGTAGTGGAACAAGCACGGATGTAGCAACAATGGTTGGTGCGGATAACTATTCTTTCTGGCTTGACACCCCATATCGGCAATATTCAGGAAGTGGTACATTGACGTACCAAGTAAGAATGTCGAAGAATGGAGTAAGTCAATCCATATCTGGATTAAAAAGCCATCTTTCAGAGGGTTCGTTTGTTGGATGCGATTTTCTCTCATTAACCACCGATGGCGCACTGATTATCACTCCAACGTCGGAATCAGGAACAGCCACCATTAATTGCTACACCGATACGGCAAAGACGCAACTTTGGGGACAACTTACGGCATCGTTCAGTAAAGTTGATGTGCCAGAGGTTGAGACGAACGACCAATATGTTTTTTCAGTTGCACAAGACACAAAGACGATTACCGCCTCTATTAGTGGAGAAACAACAACATACGACGTAAGCTATCTTGACTACACCATCAATCTTACCATCAATGGTGAAAAAGTTGCAGCAAGTAGTATTAATAGTTATTTGTCAATAGGAACAAGAACGAATTGTTCGGCAACGTTGCAATCCAATGGTGTCGTTAGGTTGAGTGGTTTTTCAACAAGTGTGCTTGCAGGTGGTAGTGTAACGATAAATTGCTACACAAATCCTACAACACATGATGACACAACATTGTGGGGTGTCCTTACGTTGAAATATAACGTAGAATGGTCATCCTATGCTATGAGTGTTGTTGATGGTAAGTTAACATCTTACGCAACAAATACTACGGTGAATGCTCTTGGTAATAGGTTGGATACTGCGGAATCGAAAATCACGCAAAATGCCGATGACATATCTGCACAAGCAAGACGTATTACCACCAACGAAACAAACATTGCCAAACTGCAAATACAAGCAGATGGTATATCAGCAAACGTTGCATCGCAAAAGTACAACAGCAACTTGTTTGGATTTACAAATGGTCTGTCATTCATAGGAACATGTGTACCATTCATTCAAGCCTATGGTGTGGAGTTTGCAGGAACTGGTACAGGAGATATAAGCGGCTTTGGTGGCGTGAGCATGGATTCAGTAACCGTTAGTGGTCTTATCCGTTCTATGGGTGGTAACACAACGGCAACGGTTTATATTAATGGAACGACAGCCACAACAATAGATGTAACTACGTCATGGACTGAGTTTAAATTCTCGTTCTCTGGTACGACTTCAACACCTTTGACTGCGCTAAATAGCATTTCGCTAAGGCACACAACAAGCGGTGTTTCAACTGTTGCGATAAAGAACTTGAAAGTTGAAAGTGGTAGTATAGCGACGGCATTCTGTATAAGTGACAGCGATGGCACTAAAATAGAGGGTGATAATATGTTCACCACGACTACGAACTATAATTCCGACCCGATTTATAACCAAATAAACTCCAACGAGGTGTTAGATTACACAAATGCGGATGGACATGGAAACGTCATGAGTTTTTATCGTAACAACAACTCTGCCGCATTTATGGTGTATAATAGTTACGATTGGGCTAACACACAATACGCAAAGGTTCTAACGGCAGGAAAGGTCTATACGATAAGTTTCTGGGCACGTTCCACACAAGACGGCTTGAAGATACATACTGGTATCTATAGCTACGTAACTGCAAGCGGAAGTAGTTCGAGTAACGACTACAACAAACATAATAGCGCAGCGGTATATACGGATAAGACAACGGATGCTATATATGACAATGCAGGTGGTGAGTGCATACACACTCTTACAACATCGTGGAAACGATACTATGCACATTTTTACATAAAGACTGGTGTCACAGCTGCACCAATCATCCAATGTAACAACGGATTGTTGATTGGTACTACAACAAGTAAATATGTGTACATTGCAGGCGTTCGCTTGGAGGAAGGTTACATTGCTGACGAATCTGACCCGATGAGTATTTCGGGTGCAAGGACACGCAGCGAGTCGAAGATGGTACTAACATCGCAAGAATATAGTGTTGAGGTTAGGAACGACTTGAAAAAGGCGGGAATGACAATAACCGTTGATGGTGTTCAATTTACTGGTTCAAAAATTGGATTTGCTGGTAAGAATGGCGTTAATTACATCTCACTTGGACTTGACAACGATGGTATTCCTTATTTCATTTTCTACGACCCACAAGGAACACCACGATACAACTTGGGGTATACGGGTTTGTCGCAAATAATCAACGAATCGCAAAGCGCATCATTTGAACTTGCATTTGAATACTACATTCAGGGAACAAAAAAGCAGATATATGGTTCTGCGGAAGCTATCTACAACTACGCAACATCATCCATCTCACCCAACAATGCGTATGTGTTCCACGCAGGATATATGATTGATTCACAAGGTGATAAAGTTTATCAACCTACAGAGGGACAATCTTATGATGGGTTGTATTATAGCGGTAATGCAATGTCTAACTATCTTCCTGCAAGTAGTAATACAAAAATGGCTGCAAGTGGCACTACCCATTTTGCATCGAAGGGCACTCTTATTAACAACAACACTGTGCATGGTTTTATATACAAGATAACAAATGGTGTGTTGGAATTTAAAGAGGCATACTCAATACAAAAGCGTGTAGATGATTCTGGTACGTATTATTATTGGAATGGAGTAGATGATGGAGGTGAAGATATAGGTGATTAACTATTCAAAAATTGAAGGACTATGATAGAGATTAGAAACAACATAATACCATTCAAGGGCTTTAAGGCAATCAACCTTTTCGGCATTGTCTTCATAAGAAAGAATGCGGATTTTAGCGACACGACACGCAGGCACGAAACGATACACACGAAACAGATGCGTGAAATGCTCTACATAGGTTTCTACCTATGGTATATGTTTGAATATGTATTCAGGTGGATATGGCGAAGGTGGCACAAGCCAGACCATACATTCTACGGTGCAAAATGGATGCGCCTTGCATACTACGACATCAGCCTCGAACAAGAGGCTTACGACTATCAACACAGCGAGGAATACACAAAGAATAGGAAACACTTCGCTTGGGTGAAATATTTACGGATAAGAAACGAAATGAAATATTAAGATATGGCTTGTAATTGTAATAACGACATGGAGAACAAGGTGTGGGTAGGAACGATGCTAAAGTTCCTTGTCACTCCTACTGCCACTGGGTTTGATGCAGACACAGATGATTGGCAAGTGGAGATTCATTACGGATCGTTGGGAAAGGTATATAAGGTGTTTGGCAAAGAAGACCTTGTAAAGACCAACGATGGATATGTTGCCGTTATTGATACTCTTGGGATGAACGGAATGGTGTATGCCATTGTCACGGCATGGGTACACGACTCCGATTGCGAAGATGGGCTTCGTCGTGAGGTCATTAAGGTTTGCCTTATTGAAATTAAAAACGTTTAGGGATGGGATGTGTTACGACTGTTGGATGCCTAACGCTTACGCATAGCCTTGACAAAGGCGACTTGGCGTTAAACTTTGACTTGGATAAAGGCGACTTGGCGTTAAACTTTGACTTGGATAAAGGGGATATTCGTGTCGATGTGGCACTCATCTGTGCAGTTGACACATCTATCTACGACTACGACAACGTGTTGTTCCACATCAACGGCCCACTACTTGTAAGGAATGGTTATTTATTGGTACAAAAAGATTGAAAGAATATGGCAGTAAAAGCAGCATACGAATTACCATACACCGGCGAGGAGGTGGAAGACTTGCTAAAGCAAGTTCCCACGAATACAGACGCTATCAACGAGATAAATGAAAGCATGAGCGAGTTGAATGCGGTTGAATTAACGATAGAGGAAATAGACGAATTAACGAACTTTTAAATAATTGATACAATGGCTAAAAAATTCATAGGGCAAACGGGACTTGTTTACCTTTGGGGGAAGATCAAGGCATGGGTAAACGCTAATTATGTTATCAAGGTTGACGGCAAAGGGTTGTCGACTAATGATTATACGAATGATGAAAAAACAAAGCTATCTGGCATTGCAAATGGCGCAGAGGCAAATGTTCAATCCAACTGGACTGAGACAAACTCTAACGAAGATAGTTTCATTAAGAACAAGCCAAGCATTCCAAGCAAGACATCCGACCTTACAAATGATAGCGGCTTTATTACTGGTGCCGATGTGCCAGAGGGTGCGGCAGCTTCAACCACCACGCCTAAAATGGATGGAACAGCAAGTGTAGGAACAGAGACGGCTTTCGCACGTGGCGACCATAGGCATCCGAGCGACACATCAAAGCAAGATGTTATTAGCGACTTGGCAACGATAAGGAGTCAGGCAGGGAGCGCTATCCCAACAGCACAAAAGGGAGCGGCAAATGGTGTTGCTCCACTTGATGCAAATAGTAAGATTGATGCTCAATACCTGCCAAGCTACGTTGACGATGTTGTCGAGGCTTACGCAAGGGCTAATCAAACGGCATTAAGCTCTACATGGTTAGCCGTAGGTTCGGCAAGTGGTTCAGTTATATCGCCACAATCAGGAGTCATATATGTTCTTATGAATAGTGGTGGTGATGACTATCCTGCAAATTCTCAATACAGATGGGGAGGTAGTTCCTATGTAAAACTTAGTGATGGAGGCGTTAGCGAAATGACCAACGCCGAGATGGATACTGCGACAAATAATTGGTCTTAAAAACTACTTACCATGATTAAAACAATAGGTTCATCTGGGCTGAGTTACTTGTGGACTAAGATAAAGGCTGCTTTATCTACCAAGCAGAACACACTTACGTTTGATTCCACTCCTACCGCATCAAGCAGTAACCCGGTGACAAGTGGAGGTGTAAAAACTGCTCTTGACTTAAAGGCTAACCAAAGCGATACCTACAATAAGACAGAGGTTGACGCTTTGTTTGATGATGTTGCCTATTTAGGTGATGATGATGGGCAGGCTACTACACTTGACTTTGACCCACAAGCTGATACAGTATGGAACAAGACACAGACACTTTCAAGCGCACAGAAGCAACAGGCAAGGGAGAATATTGGTGCAGCAGGTATCAATGACATTGCAGGTATGCAAGTAGTCAATCATGGAACAAGTGATACTACATTTGCATTGACACCTAACAAGTTTCATGTGTGGGGTACAGTTGCAAGTCTTACGTTAACATTTGCCACAGGTGAGGTTGGATATATCCAAGAATATATTTTCCAATTCACAAGCGGTTCTACTGCTACTACGCTTAATCTTCCATCATCGGTAAGGTGGATTACAGACAATACTGTGGAGGCAAATAAGACGTATCAAGTAAGTATTCTTAATTCATTAGCTGTAATGGGAGGGGCGTGATATGAGTTTGTTAAGAAGAATGATATTGATGAATCAAGGCTCAAGCACACCACCAGAACCAGTGTTGCCTTATGATGCAGAGGTGGAGTATTTGGAGGCGTCAGGAACTCAGTATATAGACCTTAATGTATATGCAACTACGTCTTTGGTGACTGAAATAGAATTTACATTAGTAAATGGTTTTTCTTTCAGCAATACAGCATTCTTATTTGGAACATACGACGATGGTTGTATTTATAGCGTTGCAATGCCATCATTAAGTAATATACGTGTCCCTTCTTCTTCTGGATTTACAAATCTTTCCGTATCACTTAATTACACTTCAAGCCATACTATATCATTCAAGCCTGGTGCGATATATTTTGATGGTGTAATAAAGGGAACTCAGTCAAGAAGTATAACAACAACAGGTGTTCCTGTCAGATTATGGGGACGTAATGCAACAAGTGATTCTAATAAAACAATTACAAGCAAAGTAAGAATACATGGTGTTAAATTAAGTAATAGTAGTGGCCTAATCTTAGAGCTAATTCCGGTACGTTTAGGTCAAATAGGATATCTTTATGATAGAATTGGTGGTAATCTATACGGTAACAATGGAACAGGAAATTTTATTTTAGGGAGTGATATAGTATGACACAGATAAAGAAAATGACAGACAAACAAGGTAACGATATTTACCTTAGAACACATACAAAGGCAGTTGTAGATGATAATGGCTATACTGCCGAAAGCAGACTGCAAGCTATGCAGGATGAGATTAACCAAGCTCAATTAGAGGTTGGTGCAGTGCCAAGTGATTTGACACCCATAGAAGGAAGTACGAATTGGGTAACGAGTGGTGGACTTTATAATTCGTTTGAAAAGATAACAGATGAATTAGTTATTGAAGAGAATGTTAACCTTTCTTTGTTGCCAAGTGTATCTTTTTATATATATCAACAAAAATGGCACACAGCTGATAATGGGGTATTTGTAAAGGTAGTAAATGTACTTCCAAATAAAAAAGTTCGTATAGTTTCAGACGAAACTTATGGGGTAAGTGTTTTCTTTTTGACTGAATTTCATAGACCTACCAATAATAGTAATGTTGTGGGGTATTATGGGCATGACCAATTTCAAGAAGCCACAAGTACGACTATTGATATTCCAGATAATGTTCACTATTTGATTTTTCAAGATGATCATAATATGTCATCGGGCGGTAGTTCTTCGATTCCATATTCAGTAGGTATCATCAAAGAACTTAATAATGAAGTCAATAAACACACGGAAGAAATAACAGATATACAGAAATGCTTTACTAATGTTATTGAGCAATATTCAATCGCAAATTGTGTGAATACTGATAAAATACTGTTAGTTGATGGTAATTTAATGGCGTTTGGTGGAATGACCGCATCTGATTATATTCAAATACCAGATAATATAGATTTTATTGAGTATAGTGATGTGTATGGAATCAATAATTATGTGTTCTGCGGTCTTGTTCTATGTGACTCATCGTATAAGGCAGTATGGTTTAATACTGTAAACAGCGGCACAATAGTATTATCCGATTATCCAGATGCTAAATACATACGTTTTATGGGGAATAATTCCTCGGTTTCCGTCAAATTTACGAATATATCATCAGGTAATTTATCTTCTATAAATGGCTCCGATACATTAAGAGAGTATGGAAGTTCAGATATAAGCGGCGCTCACTATTTGCCAACAAGTAATTATTATTGTTCACTTAACAGTCCATGTGAAGAGGATGGTACTATACAGACAATTTCTGGAAAATTTGTTGATACAGGAGATGTAAGAATCTATTTAGGATTTATAGACCAAAATGGGTATGTCGTTGTTCGAGATACTTTTACTATTTCTGTAACAAAAGATGTTTGTAATATTGATGTATCGTCAAGAAATATCACACTAAAAAAAGATGAATACGTGTTTATTAATGGCAGCGATAATACCATTAACACTACTTTTGGTATTGATGCGAATGTATTACCAAAAGGTATTTCTACAGATGCTACAGGTAAATATGAAGTAAGAGAAGATGGGGTGTATTTTTGCTTTAGATGGACTTTAAAAACTCACAAACCATCGTTTGAGGAAGTTGTTGATAGTATTGGAGACATATCGGAACAGATTGATAACAATACCATCAATATAGAAAAATTGCAAAATAACAAAAAATATTTTATAGACGATTCTGTAACAAACAGAACGTATCAAATAGTTGTTAAAAATGGCGTAATTAGTCTTATGCTATCTCAATTTAACAATGCTCTTATACTTGGCAATTCTATAACGAAGCATCCTATAAAAGATAACGTTTGGTTTGGAGAATGGGGAATGGCAGCAACTAAAGCTGAATATGATTTCGTTCATATCGTAGAAGAAGGTTTAAAAACAAAAGATGCTAATGCAGTATGTTCTTGCATCAATATATCAGACTGGGAACGGGATTTTTCTACAAGTCTAAGTTCTTTAATTGGGAATCAATTAAGTTCATCTACTGATTTAGTTGTTATAAGACTTGGAGAGAATGTCCCATCTGTTAATATGTCTAATTTTGCAACTGCCATAGGGGAGCTTATAAATTACATCTATTCAGTAACACCAACAGTAAGAATGGTAATAACCGGGGGGGTTTGGACAAATTCATCTTTAGAAGAACAAATAATCACTGCTGCTAATGCTAACGGGATTGATTATATCAAGTTAAATAATTTAGACACAAATTATTATAAGGAAACATTAGGTCATTATGTTTACGGAGCGGATTCTCAGATACACGAAATAACAAATTCAGGTGTTGCCATACATCCGAACAATAAAGGGATGGCGGCAATAGCTAATGCAATTTTGTCATGTGTTGGATATGCTCCTGTTGATAAAAAATATATGTTACAGACTGTAACTGTTGGTGGGACAACTGGGACGATGTGGGTTCTTAGTGAATAATATTAGAAATAACATAATAAATTAAATACATTATAAAAATGGCAAATCTATATCAAAAAATCAAAGGTTGGTTAGCAAACCCTAATATGCTCCATATATGGATGACATATTTCATTGCTAACGTTTTTGCATGTCTGTTTAAGTTTGGTGGTGCAGTTGATCCATTAATGTATATCATTTTAGCACCAGTTCTTGCATGGATGGTAGGTGTATTTGTAGAATCATTTGATGGTTACTTTGGCACTAAACAGTTAGATAAGACAGGTATTCCAGGTAACATCTTCTCTACAAAAGACTTGTTATATGATACTATTGGTGCAGTATTAGCTATGATAACTATTGGAATTATGGTATTATGAAGTTCTCGCCATTGATAGTCTATATTTCCAGTGCGGTAGTTACGCCTATCGCATTGGGATTTCTCCAAGAATCGGTAACGATTATGGTGCCGTGGATAATCGTCATGGTAGCAATCGTTATCTGTGACCTTATCGCAGGTATTAGGAAAAGCCTTAAACTTGGTGTTCATGTTTCTCCGTCAACGGCGGTACGTGAGACGATGGGTAAGTTGCTTGTCTATTGCACCTTTGTCATTGTCGTGAGTATGTTGAACGTAGCATCTGGCGAAGGGCTTGACATTGCCAAATGGTGTTGTCTTGCGATATGTGCCTTGGAGATAGGCTCAATCTTCTCGAATATCCTTAGACCCTATGGTATCAATGTTTCTCCACGTGGGTTATTGAAATTAATTATCGCAAAGGCTACTGATTCAACGATTGAAGAAATGGATGAGGTGGTTAAGCGTGACAATATCCGTAAGGTTAGAGAATACGAACATGATAAATGGAATAGAAAAGGAAGGAGTAAGAATGGAAGTAACAAGGGAACAACTTATTGATTGTGGTGTTTCGCCATCAAAGGCAACCATCTATGCGCCTATCATTTCGATGTGGAGCAGTAACTTTGCTATCACTACACCAATGCGAATGTGTCACTTCTTGGCGCAGGTTCTTTGGGAGAGCGGGTGTTTCCGTTACACAAGTGAGCTTGCAAGCGGTAAGGCATACGAAGGTAGGAAAGATTTGGGGAATATTCAAAAGGGTGATGGCGTGAAGTTCAAAGGTCGAGGGTTGATACAGATCACAGGAAGAACCAATTATGCAGCAGTAGGAAAATATTTTGGCATGGACTTTATCAATCACCCCGAACTATTGGAAACACCCGAATGGGCATTTAAGTCGGCTGGTTGGTATTGGCTGACTAATGGACTGAATAAACTCGCTGATAGGGATGAACTGACAAAGATAACGAAGATTATCAATGGCGGCTATTCTCATAAGGCCGAGCGTCTGATGTATTTAGGTAAGGCAAAACGTGCATTTAAGCTACTCAAATGAAAAGATTCAAACTTCTTTGGCCGTACATAGCTACGGTCATATTTTGGATTGTGTTCTTAGTGTTCGTGTTCTGTTTCAGTTCATGTAAGACAAAATATGTATCGGTACCAGAATATCACACGGAATATATCACTAAGACCGATTCGTTTACACAGAGGGATTCCATCTTCATAAAGGATTCCATCTATATGTGGATGCAGGGTGATACCATCTATAAAGAAAAGTTCTCTGTTATCTACAAGGACAGATGGCGTGACAGATACCTTTGCGATACGGTAATCAAGAAGGATTCTGTTAGAGTTCCATACCCTGTAGAGAAGAAACTCTCCAAATGGCAGCAGATCAAACTCGACATTGGTGAGTGGGTTATTGTTGCCCTTGCTTTGTCTCTGATAGCCTTAGTGGTGATAATAGTAAGAAAGATTCTTAAATGACTTTTCTTCATATTCACTATATAATTACTTTTTTCATGATTTTTTGTTTCATAGGTTTTTAGTTATTAGGTTAGTAAGATTGTTTTTCATTAGATTAAATGAAAGTTAGCGAACTTTTACGTTCCCCGTCTGTGAAGATGGGGAATTTTGTTTAACAAAAGGAGCAACATTCCTGCTACTCCCCTGCGTTTGGCGATGCCCTAAGACAACATTAAGACTGACTGAAGGCAATCATGAAACCATCCGAAACGCAAAAACCCCGCTACCAAAAGATGATAACGGGGCAAAACTAACTTACTATATCAAACAAACATGATGAAAACCTAACTATCCTCACGGACGGTTAGGTAAGTCAAATAATTAAAAAACATAATCGAAAAATCATTTCTTTTTTAATGTATGGTTTTTGACGCACAAATATAGCCATAATACTTGATTCTACAAAGGTTTTGTACCATTTTTAAGAAATATTATAGAATGGACTTAGAAAAGTCCACGATTGAAAAACTTGCGACATGATATATTTTTGCACTTGTAGTGCTACACAAGGTTTTCTATGTAATATAAAATGTTTAACAATTTCAATTAATCAAAAGAATTATGGCAGAAATTTATCAATTGCCAGAAAATGGTAACAACAATGGAGGGTTTAATGGTATTCCCTTTTCTATTCCTATTGGTAATTTTGGAATGGGTGGTGGCTTTGGTAATGGTTTCGGGAACGGTATGAATGGCGTTTTCGACATCTTTGCCCTTGCCCTTGTCGCATCCATGTTCGGTGGATGGGGTAATGGTGGATTTGGCGGTTTTGGTAATGGTGGCAATGCCGCTGCTGGTTACATAGCCAACCAGCTTAACAACGATAGTGGGCGTGAATTACTGATGAATGCAATCACATCACAGGGCGAGGCAGGTCGTGCAGCAACACAGAACCTCGCAACCATGATAGGTCAAGACTTCAACCTCGTCAATAACGCAGTATCAACCGTACAGACTGCACTTTCTAACCTTGCATTACAGCAGGCAGTAAGCGTACCACAGATTATTAATTCAATCCAAAGTGGCGACGCAAGTCTTTCAAGACAGTTGTGCGAATGTTGTTGCGAGAATAGACTTTTGGCAACGGAGCAGGGCTATCAATCACAGTTGCGCACATTGGAGCAGACGAACACATTACAGAACACAATGAACGCAAATGGACAGCGTAATGTTGATGCCATTTCCGATTTAAAAGCCACGATGATCCATTCATTCTGTGATGTTAAGGAGCGTGAGATGCAGGAAAAGATTAACACGCAGTCCGATATTATCACACAGTTGCGTGGACAGATAGACAATGCTAATCAAACGGCAGCTATCACTGGTTATGTCAACAGTCTTGTTTCACCACTCGTTCGTGACGTGGATGATATCAAGTGTAAGTTGCCAAACACCGTGCCAGTTCAGTGGCCTAACCTAACAGCGGTTAACACTACACCATACGTGAGTGGTGGATTCTATGGCCAGAATTGGAATGGTTGGAACGGATTCTTTGGTGGAAACGGATTTGGTGGAAACATCGTATTCTAAACGAAAGGTATAGGAAATATAGGAGGTAAAGCTATGAATTGTTTTAATAACATTACAACGAATGCAGGTGGTGTCCCATACCTAAGTTCAACCAACATTACCGTCAACGACACAAGTGTAGATATAGCATTGGGGTTTCGTAGAATACAGCCCGTAGGTTACTTGACGATACGTTTATCCGACGCAATACCTACCGGCACAACCACCACCTTACCAATCAACATTACGCTTAATGGCACATCACGTCCGTTAACTTTGTTTGATGGAACGCCCGTAACTGCGACTGAGCTAATTGGTGGCACTGGTGTTATTCTCGTATTCAACGATAGGTTCAATGGTATCTTGCAGCTAATGTCAAGAACAACGGTATAAAGAATTATTATTAACAACCAAAAGATAATTAATATGGATTTTAATAGTCTTGGGAATGGAAACCCATTTTACGTATTAAGGAAAGGAGAAAGACCTTTGTTGGAGGTTGGTGTCGTAAAGTCAAAATCGCAACCACGTGCAAAGTGGCCTACACAAACACCAAATGTAATGGCAGGTATGCAGATGCAACAAGTGATTGATGTAACGGCAACCATTAACGGAAAGGATGAAACGTTTAGTGACATTCCTATCAATGTTGAAATCGCAGCACGTGGAAATGACACGTTTAGTGGTAGTCGTGAGGCGATGTTACAAGCGGTGGATGCCATGTTGCAAACATCAAAGAAAGCTATCGACCAAATACCATACCATAAGGGTGTGATACAAGAAAGCGAAAAGATGCTTGAGGTGTTAAACCCTCAATATGCTGACAACAAGCGTCAAACACGAACGATACAGAACTTAGAGGAAAAGCAAAAGGCAACGGATGCTAAGTTGCAAACGCTTGAAAAGCAGAATGCCGAGATGCTTGCCATCTTACGTTCCCTTAACGGTGGTGGCGTTTCCGTTCCTACGACTGTTTAAGCAATAATCCTTTGTCAAACAAATTAAAATAGGAAAAGAAATATGGGAGGTTTTTTGTTTATTGATAAGGACGAGGAGCAGAGCAAGCAGCAGATGCGCCAACAGATGAGACGTTCCATGCGCAGTGGTGGATATAGAGGCGGTAGCGGCAGTGGTAGTGGTAGTTATCGTGATGGTTATCGTCAAGGCTACAAGCATGGATGGGAGGATTCCGAGGATGATATGGATGACATGGATGACATGGAGTATCGTCGTCGTCGTGATTCCCGTGGTCGATACATGTAATATATTGTTTTAGAAAGGGCTTTGTGTGCTTGTTCATGCAAGCCCTTTATTGTTTAAATTATATAAATAAAAATTTTATGGATAGAATACCACTTGTAAACTATATGATTCCAACGGATATGGAACAATATCTTTCGTATTATGGCACACATTTCAACAAGAAACTGTACGAATTTGCCGTAAGCATGATGCGAAAGGAGGACAAGTCGACTGGTGCATTGAAAAAGATTACGCCAATGACTATCGACGAGCTAAAGGTGATGCTTGATAAATACAAGATTGAAATTGAACCAAGCTTTATGTATGACGCTTTGTATCTATCTGCAATGGTAAAGGCTGATTATTGGGGGAGTTCCATCGAGGATGAACAGCATATGGCACGATATATCGAGGATGTGATATGCGATGTCGATGGATATGATGGGATTGTGTTTTGTCGATTCCTTGCGGATTGTAGCGCAAAAGGAATTAGTATATTTTGGGATTTAATGATTTAGTTTTATGAAAACAGATTATCTAAGTGTTGGTGATGACGATTGGGGAGTTATTGTTGTTTATGATTTTGATGTAAACAATGATTACGACGACCTTTGCGCTATCATGCAAACCTTTGGTTTAAATCAACGTAACGTAAATAAATCGCTTAACATCCTTTCATCCTACAATACTGGCATGTCTATTAGTCGTGATGATATACGAATGTCGGTGCTGTTCATTAGCCAAGCAACATCGCCAAGTCAATTTTGGAATACGCTTAATCATGAACTATATCACGCCACAACTGCAATCATAGATTACTATGGCGAACCATACGATAAAGAGCCAGCGGCTTATCTACATGGTGAACTTATGAAAATAGCGGTGGAAACGTTAGGCGATCCATGTTACTAAAAATGCACCACAATCGTTTATTTTTCTTTTCATGATACATTTTACACCTGCAACAAGAAAAGCCGTTAGAACGCAAGAAAACACGTTAAACGGCTTTTATGTTATTTTACACATATATGTTCTTTTACCCATCGCCAAATATTTTGCATTTTTCTATCCATCTTGCAGAATATCGGGCAATTTATATCCTCACCACTTTTTATCATAAAATCAATTGCAAACATGAAGGATTTATAGGAATCTATCATTTTCTGCATATTGGCAATTTCTTTCACCGCATTGTCGTTCAATTTTGTTTCCATCTTTTTACAAATGATTTAATTGTGGGTAAAATCTATGTTCCTCCTCGCTCCATTTTGCGACCAACCCACATCTATCGCACCTAAAATCAAGCCCCTCTATTGCATAGTGTTCTGTGTTGCATTTAGGGCAAATGATATTATACTTTGGAGGTATCGTTATAAAATGTTGTTGGAATTGGTCGCCACTATCGAGCGCACCACTATCGTACATGGATTTAATCAAAGCAAGGATATCACGAACGCTTGCCTCTGATAAATCCCTTGAGCGTTCGTTAAGTAGGTTGTTAAGAAGCTTTTGGACGTCGGAACCTGTGAACTTAAAGTCCTCCAACGTGCTTGACTTCTCTTGTATATCGCTTTTATACAACGCCTCAAGTTCGTCTTTTAATTGCCTACACTCTTGGGTATCTATCATAATTTGCGCATCATTCTTTAAGGATGCAAGATATGCATCTTCGTCTTCGCTTGGTACGTTCCTTTTAAACTCTGCAACATCAAACGTATTTCCATACGCAACCTCTAACCTTTCACCCAAGACGATTTGTAGGACGAAAAGATACTGTTGCGGTGAAAAATCCACAAGCCTTGTATGCAATACGTTTTGTAAATCTTGATATGCTAACATCATTCGAATAAATTAGGTTCATTGCTTTTACTTACTACAACCCCATCGACCTCTTTAATCGTAAACTCTAACCTTGGCCGTATCGGGTCTATAAACTTATTTGCAACTATCTTGACGCAATTCCTATCGTTCGCTATCGCCTTGCATGTTTGTAGGCAATCAAGTGTTGATTTCAATGCGTTATCCAAATCCGGCCTATTGCTTGAAAAGTACACGTCGATATATAGTTCAAAGAATCCTTTGATGTTCTTGTTTCTATACGCACCACATTCAAGATAGAATCGCTTTTCGTATTCTTTAAGCGCACTTGTCTTTGCAAGCGAGCCATGCCCTTTAAGTGTTATTACCTTATATTGGTTACTTTTACTTGGGGGTGAGCCATATATTACTTGTTCGTGTTTCATCGTATCACGTCTAAGTATTTGCTTTCCTTAATTGCCTTTAATTCCATATCCTCAAAGCCTTGTTTCATATATTGTTCTATATTAACATGTGCATCTTGGATATTGTGTGCGAACAATGCAACTTGGTATTTGATATCCTTTGTTTTCTCCGTTTCAACATCAAAGAAATGATCTACGATTGTTGCGAAATAGATACGATATTCGTTTTCCTCGCTTTTTGGCTTTTCGTTGATTATTTCTTTTATCTTTGAAACCTTTATGGCAAGGATGTCAAAACCATTCGCAAGACCAAAATTTCTTTTCAACGTTTCCTCAACTTGTGAAAATGTATTTTCGTTCTCTACAATAAAGTTAGCTTTTTCAAGGTATTTTTGTCCTTTATTGTTAGTGTTTTCAAAAACAATTTGAGTTTCCCAAATCATACGCTATTTCTCCTTTATCTCTATTTTTATTTTTTCTTTCATTCCCCTTGGTACTTGTATTACGATAGTGCTATCCGTAAAATCCATACTTGTACTTTCGTCTTTAAGCTTTATGATACGTTTGACGATAGCCCAACGTTTTTTCCATATTGGCTCTTTTTCTATCATCATCGCCATCTTGTTTACGCCATTCTGTATTGTCCTTTGTGCAAACTTATGCTCGCCATGGAAAGATTGTATTGATATCTTGTCGTAACTTTCATTCGTCAAGTATCTATAAGAATACCAATAAAGCCAACGTGCATGTGCAAAATATACGATATCGGTAGCCTTGAACATTTCGTTCTTATCTACCCCACACAAAGACGCAATCGTGTCTGCAATGTATTCTTGTATTGAACCATCATAGCATGCCAAGTGATTACAAGCTTGTTCCACATGGAACGTGTTTAACGCCTCCCAATCACTCCTTATTTCCTCCTCTGTCTTGTTCATCCCTCTTGCGTTTGTTAATGCTATTTATGATACTTTGTTGCGCCATTGGCAATCTTTCAACGTATAGGTTGAGCCTATGGTGTTTGTCGCTACCAAGAATCTTATCCCACACACCAATTATTTCAAAGCAAAATCGCATAAAAAAGAACGTTCCTTTATAAGCAATCGTATTCTCCTCAACTTGCTTTTTCAAATAACACTCCCATCTTGGCAAGACATCCCTTTCCTTGTACGACATAGTTGTTTCGTCGTATTCAAGTATATTCTTACGTCTTAACCAAAGATAGGTGTCGTTATCTTGTTTGAAATACTTTCCGATAATTGGCGATATATTTATCCCATTAATGGTAAGATTACCTTGATACGTACCATTAGTCTTGCGCTCGATAAAACCATTTACATATCCAGAATCTACCATACGAATATTGTTTTTTAATACAACAACATTGGCATTATTAAAGACAGATATACATCTTTATCGTTGCCGTAAATAACCGCAGCACGGTTTGCGTCAAGGAGTTCTATTTGTGCTTTATCGCCGTCTAAGTTCATAAATAGTTGCAATAATGTCGAGCCCTTGAAACCTATTGTTATTGGATCAAAACGTGGCGAGTAATCGCATTCAATATTCTCGCTCGCTGATTTTTGGAAATCCAAGTCCTCTGCTACAAGCTTAATATTATTATCCTTAAACGTTAATGAAATAAGCTCACTATTCGCACTACCCATTGGCAGCACACGCTTCAACGCACCAATCATCGCAACCTTATCAACGATAGATGATACATTGTGCGTTGTTGGAATAACGCTATTGTAGTTCGGATATCGCCCATCTATAAGTCTTGCTGATAACCCAAAAACATCATTTGACAATACAACACACTTATCCGTAAAGCGCAACGAGAAATCACCGTTTGATGTTGCCAATATGTTCCTTGCAGCATTACATACCTTAGTTGGCATTGTAAAACTATCTACACTTTCGCTTTCCTCGCTAACTATACATGCATCACGATATCTTGCAAGCTTATGCCCATCACTTGACGCACATGTCATAGAATCCTTAAAGAAATCAAAGTGTATTCCATTCATCACTGGCCGCAAATCATCGTTTGCTATTGCAAATAATGTTTTATCTATTGCACGCAACAAACGCTCATTACTTATCGCTTTTTCTATAGCTCCACTCATATCCATTTGCGGTAGTGGGTATTCTCTTGCGTTACTACATGGTAATGTAAAGCGGCCATTGCCATAATTACACGTAAGGTTATGGTTTTCGCCATCTATCGTAAATGTAACCTCGCATTCGCCCAGATTCTTCAACGCTTTAAGCAAATCGCTTGCATTCACACATATAGACAAAGACTCATCACACGCTAAAAGATGGCACTTTGCGGATAACCACATCTCGCCATCACTACCCATCATCAAAAGCGTATTATCTGAAGCTTTTAGCATAATATTGTCAAGGATAGGCAAACTTGCCTTTCCGCTTACTACACTTGCAACTTGCGCAATCTTTGTAACAACATCTTTTGTTTCAAATTTTAATTCCATATTTTTTTGTTTTCGTAATTATATGATTTTATTTTCCGCCACGGGCACGACGATCGCCAGGCATATCAGACTTACTACCACGGTTAACAGAACGCTTCTTATATACGAGTCCACTACTTGTGTGTGACAAATCCTTTCCACTACGTGACGCTTTTCCATATTTCTTGTCATGTTCACGATTCTTAGTGATAAGCTCCACACGTTTTTTTACTTGCGATGGTTTTTGATTATACTTTTTCATGTAAGCATTCTTTTTCGCCCTCGCCTTTGTGTGCGAACGATAATAAGTCGTTGTTCTACTAACCATGATATTTTCTATTTTCTAACTTTAACTAATAAACCTTTCATTTGCCCACGTTCGAACTCCTTTGTTTCGTAATATCCATGCCTTATCCTATTGTATATTGTTTGCTTTGACACATTAAGTATTACGGCAAGGCTCGAAACACTAATCCATTCAAATTCTTCTTCCATCTTCGTAAATGTTTAATATGTATTATTTACCAGTAGACCCATATCCACCATCGCCACGCTCCGTTTCCGACAACTCCTCAACAACATCAAAACTTATAGGTTCTGTAAGTCCTATCTTTATTTGCCCTATCCTGTCGCCAACCTTGTATGGTTCAAGGTCTTTTACAACGTGATAGAACACTGCGCACACCTCGCCCCTATATAATTCATCAATTGTTCCCTCGCAATTAGAAAGCACCAAGCCAGTCTTCCATACGCTCGAACGTGGTCTAAAATCTATTGAAACATTCAAGTTTGCGTATTTTTGTTTTCTATCAATCTCAAATGCCAAACCTATTCCATATTTGTAAACATCCTCGTGGATTTCCTCGCATGATGTTGCAACAACGTCATAGCAAAAGTCCTTTTCGTATTTCTTATATGGAACAATTGCATTCTTATTTAGTTTCTTTATTTTCACCTCCATTGCTATCATCCTCTTTTATAAAGTCCTCCACCTCTTGCTCTTGAATGGCATCTATGTTTTCTTGTATCAACTCCTCGTCACTTTTCTTTTTGAAAATGACACGCTCATCGACATCTTTCATAAATTCTTTCATATTGTCACACACCTTATCAAAGAATTGTATGTTTGTCATGTCGTTTGTCTTTTCACTTAGCAAAACGTTTTGTCTTGCGATGTGATGCAAATAAGCCTCATAAACAAGGAACGATTCAATTTCCGACTCACCTATCGCATACAAGTAAGAGAATATGAGTTCAAGCCACCAACAAATATACGTAACCAAGTTATATTCCGATTTATCCTCTTTCTTGTTTAATGTTTCGAGCAATTTGGTAAGCGAATAACCATCCTCGTTCTTGCAGTCATTTTCGCTTGCAATCTCAATCAAACGCTTCGTGTATAACCATGGCCGACTAATGCCACCCATTGTCATATTGTCAAAAACGTGGTAATGATAGTTTGTTCCTATGATTGCCTTGTCACTTGTAATGGTTAAACGTAAACCTCTATCACTAAAGAATATACTATTCGTGTCCTTATCCTTTGGAACGAATACGATAGCTTTCTTGATACGGCTTTCCAGTTGCGCCCTCGTAAGTTTCTTTTGTTCCATAAACCAAAATTATTTCTTATTGTTAATATCCATATAAATGGAATATAATCTTAACTTAATAGTCTCCTCGTTCTTTGGCAAGACACCTTTTATCTTATTTCTTTTATTATACCTACGCAACCATGCAATTGCCTCCTCTTTGTTCGTTATTTCCTCGAATATCCACGTAGGTAAATCTTCCATTTTTGTTATATCGCTACTTACGCCATCATTCTCAAGATCATTAGCCTCACGTAACAAATCTATTGCCTTTTGTTTTGATTCATCGTCTAAATCCATATCGTTAACATCATCGATGTTGTTCATATAGTTAGGCACGACAAAAACGTTCTTTATCTCCTTAAACGGCTCTATACTAAAAACCTTTGTTATCCTTGGCGTGGTATCACCATCATGGAATGAACACACCGCATAAGCATCAAAACCACTATTCAGTTCTACCAACGCAACACCCTTGTCAAAGGGCTGCTTTTTATCCCATTCACGTATAGGAATACTTGGTAGACCTAAATATTTTACAACCTCTTTTTCAAATAATATAGCCATATTCTATGAATTAAATGTTTAACTTTGCAAATATAGTAATTAATTTTAAATATACAAAGTTATAATGATGAAAATTTCATTTTTTGTTCTTTTATCATTCTTTCTCCATGCTCAGTTGGTTTTCCATTCTTGTCACATGGAACAAATATCTTCATTGTTGGTTGTGTGATGTTTACGTATCTCCACCCCTCTTTTCTTCTTTTGTTTTCTATACGTTTTGCCTTTTCAAGAGAACGTTTTTCGCTTTCAGATACCTGTGATGGGAATACGGTAGACCAATTTGTTTCGTTCATTTTTTTATCTTTTTCTTTATTGTTCCTACAGTTTGATTTCCCTTATAAGATTTGTATGGTGTTATTTCCGTTCTTCTTTCCACGACATCACGAACAAGGTTTGCAGTATAAATACGTCTTTCATCATCATTACTTAAACGCTTTGCTACCATCATGGCACTTGCCTTATCCATGTTCGTGTTTACAACCGTTTGCAATCGTGATATCTTATCATACTTTGTTACGCACCATGACTCATGTGATTCTCCCTCCTCTTTTTCATTCACAACACACTTATTGAACGTTAACCTATCACCATCCTCGTCTATCATGCTTATAGCAACATCTAAATTATCATCAATCCTTTGCTTTTCTCCTAATTGCCAAGTTTCTGGCAACGATGCCCAACGCATAATATTATGGAATAATGACTCCGTATCATTTCCAACCTCACGCCAAGCGTCACCATCACGAACGTAGTAATCAGTCCAAAAAACAACAAACCTATCAAAAGCTTTTTCAAAATCGCCCATCGCTTTCGATATCTCTTTTTTTCTGCCTCCAAAGTCGCTTAGCATGCAATCAACGTCGCCATAGATACGATACGCAGCCATGACGCTTGAGTGCATCGCACAAAGTAAGTATGATATACGTTGGAAAACCCCAAGTTCACATGCTTTTTGCATGTCAAGCCCACGTATTCCAACAGTCTTAACTCTTTTCGCAACGTCTTTTTCAACCGTTACGGATTCTTTTAATTCAACCCTTTCATCTAACATAACAATAGCTTTTATTCGTATAGGTTCTTAAAGACACCACCTTTACTTACAAATAACAATGTAGGTACTTCACAATAGCGCATACCTTTGTACCTTAAAAGTGATATCTTTATTCCACTTGATTCAAACAACTCCTTGTATTCCTCATCGCATAATACCAAGTGTTTGGGGTATCTAAGTTCTCTTTCCAATCCACTATGCGAATGTAGGTATCTTACATTTTCCGACATAATCAAATCTTAATTGATTAATTGGCAGGGGTAGATAAAAAGTCTACGCCCCACCAAAGTTAAATATTCTCTTTATTATCAAAATCCTTGAACTTATCCTCTATCGCCTTTGCTTTCTCTTCGTCAACATTGTTGTTTTGCGGATTATCCACATATTCCACCTCCAATGCGTCTATATCCTCCACGCTATCCATCTGCGTAAAATCGCCTTTTATCACGCCTTGATCAAACCTTATCGCACGTTGTAATCCTAATGTTTCAATAGAAAGAATACCAAACTTAGAAAGCAATAGTTTAAGAACGGTCTTTAAGCACATTGCGTCTTGGTTTGTCGTCCATGTTCCTTTGCTAAATGTTTTACTATAACGCTTTCCGTGTGCGAGAGCCTCCTCTTTTGTCATATAGAAATATTTTTCATAACCGCCAATGGTGCGGAAGTATGCCATGTAACCAATAACCTCGTCACTTTCACGTTTGCTTGCATCAAACTCGTATTCATCCTTGAATTGGTCGTACTTTACAAGTTCACCCTTATGTACAATGGCGTTATTAATCTTTTCATACTGGCCACTCCTTATCGCCAACTGTATCAATCCACGAGCCATAATTTGGAATTGTGCTTGGTCGCCATAAGGCACAATAGCGGCAAATCCAAGATTTGGGTTTATGGGTAGGTCGCATGATGCGGCAAGCATTGCACTTGAATATATGCTCGCTGGGTCTGCCCTTTGCAATAGCTTATTGTTATTCACAACGGACAAGACGCTTGTTGCAAAGCCTTGTGCCTTTTGCCCCAACATAGCTTGTAAGTTCTTTTTTACAGCCTCGTTCTCGAAATACCCCTTTAGGGCTACTAAATTACCTTTTGCCATAACATTAATCTTTACTTATTGTTTTTTAATTTAATTTGAACATATCCATTTTTTTTCGAAACCTTTGTGTATTCGTTGATGATTTTCCTTGCCTTGCGTGGATGGTTTTCTATTAAATCGTTCAAGTATTTCTTACTATCGAACGCCTTTACCTCAACGCCATCAACACGAACGATAGACCATGTGTCATTCTTGATGCTCTTTATTTCTTTTTCAACCATGAACTTGTAAAGCTTTTCCTTAAACTCGCTAACCTTGCATTCACGTTCTTTTATTTCCTGAAGAATATTCGTGATAGCATCAAAATCATTCTTTATCCTTTCTGGCAAGTATTCGCTTTCTATCTCATCACCATCGTAGTATTCGTTAAAACCATCCAAGAAAGCATCAATAATCGTCATTGCTTTGTTTACGTCGAAATACTTTCTCTTAAACGCCATCTTATGCAACGACAACCTATCAATATTAAAATCGAAATCCTCATCCAAGTCTAAACCATCGCTATCATAATGACACAAGACAACTTGAACTTTCCAATCACGACCAAGTTCATCTGCTATTTCGTTTGCCAACAACCATTCAATAAACATTTGCGAACGATACGTTTCCTTTGTTGCCTTAACATCAAACCTTGTTGCCTTACATTCATAGCAATTAATAGTATGTGTATTTTTATCAATCAACACAAAGTCTGGGTGACAGATCAACTTGCAATTCTTCTTGCTATATTTCTTTGAAACCCACAATGGATTACTTTCGTATCTACCGTCGCTTTCTGATAGATGCTTATAGATACTTTGTTCGATATAGTCGCCAAATTGCATTGCACGTGACGCAAAGTGTTCGTTCTCGATAAATCCTTTAACGATTGCCAACCGTTTGTATGCACTACGTGGAACATAACCCATCGTCGCTACTTGTTGCAATAGATAACCATCACTACCACCAAGACACCCCTTACGGGTGCTTTCAATTTCAACTTTGTAATCTTCCATTGTTTTACTTATTTTTTTATTCAATTATCAGCTTTCGTTTTAACAACGTAAATCTCATTCGCATTTATAGCATTAGCAATAACACGTTTACCACGCACCTCATTTGAAAACGAACTTACAAATCCAAATATAATAACCGTATTTCCGTTGTGCGCATCAACACGTTTTAAATAATCAATAACCACTTTTTTAAAACACATAATGTGTAAAGTTTGATAGTAGTTGTTATCTGTGCTATTCGCATTTGTACGTGCCTCCAAATTTAATGGAAACCATATATAACTACTACCATTTTGCGTTTTCCCTGTCTTAAACGCATCACCTATCCTACCTATTAAGGTTACTTGATTTCTATCAGCCATAATATACCTTTAATTGATAACACAAAGGTACAATATTAATTTATATATTCAAAATATAGTAACATTAATTAATATAACCTTTGTTAATTATAAATCTTAATCAATCATACTATGAGTTTCATATTCCTCTTGTGTTAATACCAACCAACTGTTATCTTCCAACTTGCAAAGCCAGCGATTGCAAGGTACGCAGTACACATCTTCACCGTCGATGTTATGCACACCGTATGCAAGTTCAAACACTGGCTCATCAAATATCTTCATTACCCCGACGATGCAGGGCAAGTTGAATATCCCCATCGTTATCTTATTGGGGATTTGGTATGCTCTCTTAATCTTCATAGTAATTACTAAGTTCCTCCTTTCGTTTATCCCTCGCAAAGTAAGCTACAATACCGATGATGGCAAGTGTCTCCACCATCATGCCTATTAAAATTCCTATAATTAATGTTCCTATCATAAATTATATTCTTTTATTTCCTTCCAATGAATACCATCAAATGTAATAAAGTTTGCATCATTAATAATACACATTATATTGTCATTCCAACAAGTGTCGTAAGAGTACCAACAAGTTCTAAACGCAGTTTTATCTTTACGTACTACTATCATACCTTTATCCTTTCGATTACTGGCTTTTCATCCACCTTCACCCAAATGGTGTAGGTGTAAGTTTCACTTTCTGTTTCCATTTCTGAAGTGTCGAATTTGGTCATTTTACCTTGACGTTAATTCCTCTACATATTGTTTTACTCTCTCATCCATCTTAACACCATGCCCTTCAAAATCACGAAATAAGTCT